CTCAAAAGTGACCATAAGCTCTCCTGAATCAGGAGAGCAGATTACCCCCTGGATCTGATTTCAGGCGTTGGGTGTGGATCACTATTGCACCGTTCGTGACATGTCCGGTCTTCTTATCGAAAGAGAGCGCGTGCGTAATATGGATGTTCAGCGCGGTGGCGATCGTGCTGTAAACCGCCATCTCTTCGAGTAACGGATAGCGTTGCAAGCGATCTTCCGGCAGTTGAACTTCATCAAAGATAAAGCGACTTCCGTCCACCAGCCCATCGCCAGCCATGCCACTATCGCCCGGTTTGCCGCCTAAGAAGCCGGACAGTTGTACCGGTGCCCCTGCGCGAGAAAACAAATACCCACTTCCGCCGTGCACAGCCAGCGCGGACAGGAGGATGTTGTCCCGTTCTCCGTTGTCTTTAAAAACCCCCGCCAGCGCCTTCCTGACCGAGGATAGCGTGATTTTATTGTCTGCCAAGATTGCACCTTAATTAGAATAATTCGCATCGTGTTTGAACGGAATTTAACACTAGTCACTTGTTAAGGATTACCAATGAACAAGCTATCTATGGGGGTGTTTCGCTGTTCAAGTGTCAGCGAAATATTGAAATACATTAGGGCAATAACATCTCACCGAGCGCCGATTAGATACGGCGTGGAAAAGGTGGAAGGCAAAAGCTATGACCGACTACGCCGGGAGGCGAATCAGAAGGCGATTGATTTGCTTAATTCGCTGGTGGACGGCGCGACACTGACAGATGAACAGCGCCAGATCCTGGCTGGGTACACCGGTGAAGGCGGCATTGGCGGGTCCGTCTCCGAATATTACACACCAAAGCCGATCGCTGAAGGTGTCTGGGAGATCATGAAGCTCTACGGCGCGGACGTAGGTAACACTCTGGAACCATCGGCGGGAACCGGCGTTTTTAATGAGACAAAACCGGTTGGTACGGTGATGACCGCGACTGAGATCAGCAGTGTTTCCGGTCGTATAAACCAGTTGTTACACCCGGAAGACAGCGTACAGATTTCCCCGTTCGAACAGCTGGCTATAAGCACGCCTAACGATTCATTCGACCATGTTGTGGGTAACGTTCCGTTCGGCGGTCGTGATAACACACGCAACATCGATAAGCCTTACGCAGAAGAAACGGACATGGGTTCTTACTTCATGCTCCGCATGCTGGACAAGATAAAGCCAGGCGGATTCATGTGCGTGATTGTGCCGCCGTCCATTGTTTCAGGTTCAAACATGAAGCGGTTACGCCTGCGCCTATCACGGAAAGCTGAATTTCTTGGTGCCCACCGCTTGCCTACCGGTACTTTTGACGCAAACGGGACCAGTACAGTCGTTGATGTGGTGCTGATGCGCAAACATCCGGCAGAGATGGCTGAGAAAATCCCCCTGGTGGATGAAAGCACTCTTGAATCGGCAAATGTGCTTTGGCCAACGTTTATTTCTGGCAAGTGGTTTGAAAAGGATGGCCGCCGGTTTGTTCATGGCACCCAGGAAAAGGGCTTCCAGGGGCGTATTGAGGTTCGTGCCGACGGTCAGATTGATAACCAGGCTCTTAAAGCGAAGCTGATTCATCGTTTCGAAAGCCGTATCGACTGGTCTTTGCTCGATATGGCTGAACCGTCACTGACCGCAGACGTTGTTGGTGAAGGGGAAATGCGCCTGATTAATGGCGTATGGCAAAAATATGCTGGTGGTCGCTGGATTGAAGCTGATGCCGGGAAGGAACTTAAAATTGATGCTGCCAGTTATGGCGCGGATAGCTGGGAGGCTCTTCAGCGTAACCTGACTACAACAGAAGGCCGTCTCGGTATGACATTTACCCAGATGGCAAATGTCCGCGATAAGTACACCACATCAATCAGCGACGATATGGTGCAGCTGGTGGACTGGATTAACAGCCAGCCTGAAAAATACCGTGAACGCTTGTATCGTGGGGCGATGATTGGCCGGATGTTAATTGAATATCAGGATATGAAGGCCGCCGGGCATAGTGCTGAACAAATCGAACAGCAGCGCCTTTCTCTGGTATCCCGTTTGCAGGCAGAGATTGACCGTTTTGGTAACCCTGGTCGCGGTCCGATAGCTAAATTATCGGGAAGCGGTGCGCGCGCCTGGTTTGCTTTCCGTGGTGCAATTAAGCTGGATGGCACTATTTCTGACGAGCTGACAGGAAAGCTGGTTACGCATGATTCCAGCGCCAGTTATGACTCCACCAGCTATCAGGACACCCTGCGTTATCTCTATAGCGATCTTACCCGCGATCCAATCCAGCTCGATGATTTCCGCCTTGCGTTTACCGGCGAATTGCCAGCCAGTGATGAAGAGTTGCTTAATTTATTGGCCAGCACTCCTGGTATTGCGGTTTCACCGTATGGCGGGATTGTTCCGTTCGCCCGCGCCACCAGCGGCGACATTAACGAGATAGTGGCTCCAAAACAGGAATTCCTCGCCACGCTCCCCGACGGTCCAGTAAAGAACAACGTCCTTAATCAGCTGGCAGCGATCGAAGAGAAGCGCATCAAGACGCCAGCAGAGAATATCCGGTTTAAGCTCAATAGCCGTTGGTTCGACCGTTCCGTCATTCTGGAGTTTTTGCAGGAAAACGGCTATCCGGATCTGCGCTATGTGCAGTCAGTGCAGCTGGAAGGCGACGAAATGGTTTCTGACACCTATCACGGTGGTGATGGCCTGTTCGTCGGGCACCGATACGGTGTCGTCCAGCGCAAGGATAAAGAAACAGGCGAGATCCGCTACGAGTGGGACCGTAAATCAGGTGAAAACGCGACCGGGTTCCCGGCACAGCTGGAAAAGTATCTCAATGGTGCGCGTATCGGTGGCAAAGATAGCGCGACGGCGAACGGCTACCGCGAGCAGATGGCACTGCTTGAGGACCAGTTCAATAAGTGGATCAAGACGCACGATCGCTACGATGAACTGGTTGCCAAATACAACGATGTGTTCAATAGCAATATCCCGTATGAACACTCTGGCGATCCGCTTGGGTTGAAGGGATTAAGCGGTAAGCGCCAGCCATTTGATTACCAGAATAGCGAAGTGCGCCGACTGTCCGAAGATGGGCGCGGCATCCTGGGCTTCGGCACCGGGCTGGGTAAAACTACGACCGCGCTGGCGCTTGAGGCGTTCAACTATGAGAACGGTCGCTCCACCCGTACTGCGTATGTAGTGCCTAAATCAGTGCTGGAAAACTGGTATTACGAAGCAAAAGAATTCCTGAGTGAAGAGGCATTCAGTAACTACCTGTTCGTCGGTCTTGATGTGCTGATGGATGGCGATCAGATTCGCCAGGTGCCGGTGCTCGATGAGAACGGTAAACCTGTTCTTGGTACTGATGGCACTCCAGTTATGCGCGATGCCCTAAAACTGGCAGATGAAGCCACTATCACGGCGCGGATGAACGCGATCCCGCACTCAAATTACCGTGCAGTCGTGTTTACCAAAGAACAATACGCCCGCATTCCGCTACGTGATGACACCGTAGATGAGCATGCACAGGATATGCTTTATGACTTCGTTGCCGCCGGGCGCGTAGCCAGCGCAATGGACTCCGACTCCCACCGCAAAGAGGCCGCGCGTCGCCGGGTATTGTCGGAGTATTCAGATACCGGCACCGAAAAAGCAGAGAAGTATCCGTACTTTGAGGATATGGGCTTCGATAGTGTGATCGCTGACGAAGGTCACAACTACCGCAATAGCTATAAAAATGGTCGCGAAGCGTCACAACTGGCCTATCTGCCCACCAGCGCGGTGGCGCAATCGGCGCGGGATATGGCAATTAAAAACGCGTACCTGATGAAAAAGAATGGTGGGCGCGGACCGGTTCTCCTGACTGCAACGCCAGTCGTTAACACCCCGATCGATGCATACAACATGCTTTCTCATGTGCTGCCGAAGGAATACTGGCAGAAGATGGGGATCTACGGTCCTGATGACTTCGTTAAATTCTTCGGCAAGACCAGGCTGGAAACGGTACAGAAAATCAGCGGTGAAGTTGAAGAAAAAATGGCGCTGGTGGGCTTTGAAAACCTTGATGCGCTGCGCGGCATATTCCATCGCTGGACAACGCTTAAAACGGCGGAAGACGTTAAGGATACCGTGGAGATCCCGGAACTGGACGAACACCAGCAGGATGCACCACTTACGGAAGAACAACTGGCGGCGTATGAAGAATTGCGTCAGCAGGCGGAAGCGGCAGCCAAAGCCAACAATGGCGTAACGACCTCGGTCAATGAAGACGGCGTGATTGAGCACGAGAAAGCCCGTCCGATCTTCTCAATAATCAGGGATATGGACCGCGTATGTACTGACATGGACCTGTACTATCGCAGGATCACCTATCGTTTCCTGCCGGAGTACGCCGATGCGGTGCAGCAGCTGGCGGACAGTTTGCCTAAACAAGCCACCAGCGAAGACGACGACAGTGATGATTCGATCACGCAGCAATCGCAATACTCCCTGATAGATAAGGGCGAGTTTATTCAGTTGCAGGTACCGGAAGCATTTGAGCAGGAAGTGAATAAGCGCCTGGCCAAGTTTGGCATTGACGAACAGACCGTAACTCACCCCGTTACGCCCAAATACGCGAAGCTGATTGCCACGCTGAAGGAGTTTTTCCCGGAAGGTAAGCAAATCATCTTCACCGATGAAAAAACGCAACACCAGAAGCTCAAGCGCATTATCTGCAATGCTCTTAACCTTGAACCTTCAAAGGTGGGGATCCTGAATGCTCAGACGGTTGCCGAGGCAGGTAAAACCGGTAAGAAACTGAAAGCGGTTAAACCGCCGAAAGAGCTACCGGATGAACCAACAGATGCACAGATAGCGAAATACAACGAGCAAATGGCTCTGTATGACGCCTATATCGCGCAGCAAAATGAAATGTCGCTGGGTGGGCTGGAAAAGATTGCTGCCGACTTCCAGGAGGGCCGGACTCCGATCATCATCTGCAACAAAAAGGCAGAGGTGGGTATCAACCTGCATCGAGGAACGACGGATATCCACCACCTGACGTTGCCGTGGACACCAGCCAGTATCGCACAACGTAACGGTCGCGGTGCACGAGTTGGCTCCAACCGTGCAAGCGTTCGCGTTCACTACTACTGCGGCAAGGGGTCTTTCGATGAATACCGACTGAAGACGCTGAAGCGTAAAGCAGGCTGGATCTCCGATATCCTCCGTTCAGATAAGTCAGAAATGGAGAACGCCGACGCCAATGACATGATCGAAATGCAGATGTATACCGCGAAGGATGACGGCGAACGTCTGGTAATGATGCAGGTTCAAATGGATAAGGCGAAAGCTGCGAAACGCGCTCGCCAGAAAGAACAGGCTACTATCGACCTTCAGAACTACATCAAGGCGCAGCACGCAGCTGGTGAGGATGTGGAGGTACTTACCGCTGAATTGGAGCGAAGCAAAGCGGAACTTGAAAAGACCACCGCCGACGTCGCCAAATTCAAACAGGCGGTAATGGCCAAAGCAGCTGATAACGCAGACTGGAAAGCCCGCTGGGGTAGCGTCCATCACACAGACCGTATGTTGTTAGCACAGTATCGCGCGTCGTTGAAAAGCGCCATTCAGCGCAAGGCTAATATCTCTCAGGCCATCTCCCGCTATGAGAAATTATTGAACCGTACTCAGAAGGCCGCGACGGATATCAAACGCCTGCGCCCGCTGGTGGAGGATGCAATAAATAAAGGCATTCTGGATGTTGATCCTGATCTGGTTAACCATGCGAATGAGTTCCTTGTTATCGGCGATCGCTCATGGCGTGTAGGCCAATACTATGATTGTGCCGGTGATATCGTTCGCATTAAGTCGCTGGACTTCGACAGCCAGCGCGCAGACGTGGAGATCATCTTTACCTTCAAAGGCACCAAATCGGGTAACTGGGATGTGAAGACGCTGGATAAACAGGTTGATGTAACTCCCGATGAAGATGCTGTTATGCAGAAAATCAGTGGTGGCGTCTCCATCGCCGGGATTAACGACATCATTTCCTGTGACGATTTCTACCGTTTCCAGCAGCGCGGCATGATCAAAATCACTGACTCATACGGCGTTCAGACTACAGAGTCAGGCTATAGCATTGATTTTGTTGGTTCCTATACGGCCCCACTGAAGCATGCGGTTTACCCGGATCGCCGTGACGGCGCGCTGAAGTCGTCAATTGCAAAATGGGTGCTTGGTATGATGTCGGAAGGGAATAACCGCCAGATCCGTTCGGCAGAAACATTCCTGGTTGAATTGTTTGGCTCCAATTATGGCGATGTAATCGCGTCATACGGAGATACGCTATCCCCTGAAGCAATTCAGGAGAAAATAGCGGATGCGATCGCAAAAATGCCGGAGAAAACAAGCCAGGGGGCTACTCGTAACGGGGATTCTGAACTTGAGGTCACCAATGCCATTTTCGGTACCCATGAGTTCCGGGCGTCAGATTATGAGATCACCACAGCACAGTTTGGCACCATTGGCATTTACAGCAATAAAGCCGAGATCAAGCAGGCAATGGACTCAGCAAGCGCGCGCATCGCAGCAGAACGGGAAGCCAATCTGAATCATGCAGTCGCCGCACTGACTCAATCATGGGTAACAGCAATCAGGGAGGCCGCCACCACAGGGAAAATCACACCTGCAATTGCGGATGTCGTAAACGACGGCTCTAAATTTATGGATGCCTATCAAATGGATGCGGTGCAGTTGCCATCAGCCTATGGCCAACTCAGCTATCGCATGACCTACAACCTGGTATCAATGTTTTCCGACCTTGCCATCCTTGGGCTGGTGGATCTTAACGAGGTTACGCCGGAATTGCTCAGCATGCGCAAGAATCATGTGGAGATATTGCAGAGAATTAACACGGTTCTTGCCGGGCGCACCGATGAAGAGAAACAGGCCGACGCTGATCGGATAAACCTGGCCCTTGGCAACATCACGGAGGAAGAAATTGCCGCCAGAAACGAGAAACAAGAAGAGTTATCATCAATACAGGGTGATGCCACCAGCATAGCTCAGTCTCTTGGTCTGAATTATCGCGTATCCACCGCCGACCTGAAGATGATGTACGCACCAAAATTCGCCGCTGGCGAGGTATTTGGGCTTCAGGAAGCCTCAGGCATGAAAGGCGTTCTTTTCCGTGCGAAAGACGCAATCAAGGCGAAATTCGGCGCTCGCTGGCTGCCAGCGAAGGCGAAGAACAGCGATTTCCCGGGTAACTGGTGGATTATCGAGACAAAACACAACGTGGCGGACGTTCTGGCCGTCATCCAACAATACGCATAACAGGAGCGCCCGGTTCGCCGGGCGTCGCATAATATGGCCACACTATCTGATACAATAAAACCGAATAAAACATATCTTGAGGCGGTACTCCGTACAGCGTTGTTAGGAAAGACAGAAGACGAATACGTTGATTTCTTCCTGTCAGGGCTACGCGGGCGATTACTGAAAAATCCCCGCCTGTACCGCAGCTATGGCCCATACTGGCCGGAAATTAAAAAATTATTACTGGAGCGCGGTTATGGTAATTTCGGTCGTCTCGTTGACCGTGACGTTCGCAAAATTTACCGTTATGACCGCCCGGCGCTGACACTCATAGCTGCGACGCTCTACAGCCAGGAGCGTTTTGATAATGGTCAGATATACTCAGCCTGGCATTTACTGCCAGTACCTGAAGAGGTTGACGACCAGGACTATGAGTTTGAGTCTTACGATTTGGAAGTTGAAGCCTTAGCACAGGCTGGAGAGAAAACTTGAAAAAGCGATACTACACAGTAAAGCATGGGACGCTACGAGCATTACAAGAGTTTGCTGACAAGCACAACGTTGAGGTGCGCAGGGAAGGGGGAAGTAAAGCTCTGCGCATGTACCGCCCGGACGGGAAATGGCGGACGGTCGTCGATTTCAAAACTAACAGTGTTCCCCAAGGTGTCCGCGATCGGGCATTCGAAGAATGGGAGCAGATCATCATAGATAACGCATTGCTTCTGAATGCTGATTAATAATCATTTAAAGCCCATATGATATGGGCTTAAACAACAGGATCGATATACAGTGTTAGTTAAATATATAGGCGAGAGTTATATGGATAAACCTTGGCCGGGCATGCACATTAGAACATCTTGTCTGGAGGATGGTTTCTTTAGAGCAACGCAACCAAAGTATCTTAATGATCCGTCGAGTGAGTCGCGACTTCTTCCATTTTTTAATAAATTTTCACCAGCCGATTACGCATGGGCTAGAAATGAATTTAAGAAAATGCAACGAGATCCATCTTATGTCCCATCTATACAAGAGTTAGAGTATTATTTAAAACCTTGCGGGAAACGATACGGAGAGGATTTTCCACACTTGTTAATCAATGAAGGTTTTACCTCAATGGATTCATATGATGAATCTAAACTCCAAGAAATAGTAACGTACCTTAACGATTATTTAGTAGAAGCCGTAAGCTGTCATCTTGGTGTGTTCTCTCTATCAAAAAGTGATTGCAATCTACACATGTGGACTCATTATGCATCGATAGGAAAGGGGTTTGCTGTAGTTTTCGATGAAACACACGATTTTTTCAAAATATATCGGCCGTGTGATGTTAGTTATAATCCAGAAGATAGAGCATCTGTAACCTATTATAAAGGCGCTGTGCGATTTAATGGCTATCCTGCGCCATCGAGGAATATAGATATAAAGAATAAAGATAATACATTGCATGGGATCTTAAATCGAGATTCAGTTCGCGAGCTTTTTATTAATAGGCTTCTTTATACAAAAGGTGAAGAGTGGCTTCCTGAAAATGAAAGTAGAATTATTTTTCCATTGGCTGATTGCGAGAGAAAAATAGGAAGCATTGTCTCTCCATCGATTGATGATTGCCTATTAAATGAGTATCCTGATGTTTTTCATGACTATCATGAAATTAACTTAAAGAAAATTCCTTTTTCTGCATTCAAGCAAATTACCTTAGGGTATAACATGACTGAAAAAGATAAAAATATAATTTTAGATAAAGTTAGTTCGAATAAAGAATTGTCTCACCTCAACGTATTACAATCAAAACTTGATATATATGGAAAGGTTGTGGTTAATCCCATGTAATAATACGCTTATGTCTAAACTTCATGATAAATACCTTCCTTAACTTAGGAAGGTGAGTTGTGGGTTTACGCAGAAAGTAACAAATAACCTTCGTAGGTTATAGAATATTATTCTTTCCGGTGAGTATTCCTTGAGGAACTCTAGCGCATCCCATAATTTGAGTTTTCTTGATGATGTTTATATATGACGCTATCAGCGATGAGTCATCACGACTATCCACTTCACAAGCCATTGCCCTGATGTAGTCGGCGCTGGCAACGTTGTTGTATTCCGTCGCAAAGCAACATAGTAACGTCAGAACATGCTCTGTCGTTATTTCGCTCCAGTTGATGTTGAAAAATTCATCGCCTTTTTTATCGTGTTCGGAATCGAAGATGCTTTGGTGGAGGATGTATTTGCCGGATTCCTTGCGCGGTAACTTGATTGCTTTCTGGCGTTCCAGCTCCTTATAAATCTGCATTGCCTCAATTAGTACCGGCCTGCCGTTCATGAAGGGATCGCGCAACCTTACACGCTGGCCAACTCGACCAGTAATAAAGCTGTTTTCCTCTTCCACCAGCACGATAAAACCCTTTTCCTCTTTTTCTCGCAATTCGCGCAGCAGCTGGAGTTCCATATCGCGGCGGCGTTCAGGGTAGCTGGTCCGCTCAGCCATTATCAGCTCGTTGTTGATCCATGCAGCAGTCATTGACGCCGGTTTGCCGACGCTCATCGAAACAACGCATATTTTCTTATCCATAGCGCCCCTACAAAAAAGAAAAGCCACCAGCGGCGGCTTAGCAATACAACTGAAGGTAGCGCCCGGTACTCAGACTGTGCCGTCCATGGAATATTTGAAAAGGGATCCATCCGTACCGGGCATGTGATGATTCTGACTGAAGTCACTTGTCAGTTGTCAATTATTTCAGATTAAAAATAATATATTTATTAGTGCATGATGTTTGCCATCTCATAGGCGTCAGCCAGCAACTCCATCTCTGACTTGTTCAGCAAGGTGAATTCTTTCTTGCCTCCAACCACACCATCGGCATGAACAGGGACCAGCCAGGGGTATTTTTCTCTTACTTCAGCCGGTGCTGCATGCTGGTGGTGCCATCTACAAAGTGGCAATTGCTTTTTATGACAACCCGGCGCGGTACGACCGGCGATATGGTGCAGAGACACCTCATTAGATATTACTCCATGCATATAGCAGGCAATGCAGGGGAGAGCGCCAAGAGCATTGGCGATGCGCCGTTCCTCCGCCGTTGGTGTTCTCCCCTTCAAGCCACGAGATTTTATTTTTACCGCGCTTTTCCGCGTTTTGCTGGCTGGTGGGCGCTCTTTCTGTTTAGCGATACGGCGGTCGATAGTATCCCGCATTTTCTGATATTGAGATTCTCGCCAGACCGGATCAGCCAACTTCTCCCGTTGCCGATCGATCGCTCGTTCTCTGGCTGCCTTCTGCCACTTGCGGCACTGTTCAATTTTTTGTTCGATTGTTTTCATATGGTCAAAAAAAAGGCGGCCTAATGGCCGCCAATGATGTCAAGGAGTGAAGTAATGGCAACGTCTTCGTAGTTGACAAAAACTGCGGCTCAATTATAGCAATCAATTAGAGCAATGGTAGATATTTTGTTTATCGCGAATCACATTTTTTCACTTCAGTACCTGTGTGCTATACTCCTTCTTGATTGATTGGATGCGGAATACAAACCCGCTCTTTTGTGCAGCCTGGCTCCTTGCCAGGCTTTTTTTATTTCATCATGGAAGCTGTTAACGCTTTGGACCTTGCTGAACTGATTGTGAGGGCTTTGTTAACGTGCCCCAGAAATTCGCCAAACTCAGACATCACTTTACCAAGACCGCGCCGTGCTTCTTCCTCGGTGGCATTCATTACGAAATGTTCAGCACTACGCATACTTTTGACAGGAAACGCAACGGATATTGAGTCAATATCAGGCATTCTATCGCTCAGCTTTACAGTGACAATGACGGCTGGCGACTGAATATTAGTGCTTACAGACAGCACTACATATTTTCCGTCGATGTTGAAATCCTTTCTCATATGCCACCATAAATATCAAATAATTAGAGCAATTTATTATGCGTTGACGGCTAATCACCATCTTCCAGCAGGCGCACCATTGCCCCCGTTTCACTATCCAGATTACGGATATAGTTCATGACAATATTTACGTTGGTCCAGCCACCAGCTTGCATGATCTCCGGTATTGAAACTCCGGCGCGGGCCATATCTCGCGCGGCTCCGACACGGGCACTGTGTCCAGACCAGGCCAGGTACCTCTGACCAGAGTCATCCTTAGCCCCGTAAATCAATCGGTGAGTTGCTTCAAAAATCCCTTCCAGGGCGCGAGTTGATAGCTGGCTGGTGGATGATGGCGAGGCAACACCATTTTTTCTGACCCGGCAAAACAAGTAGTTATTCGGATCATCAGCCACACCAGAGACAGAAATCCATCTCTCGACCAGTTTAGTTACCCCCAGGCTAAGTGCCTTCTCTACACCTGCGGTGCTAACCAGCGTTTTCGTTCTGCCAATATGGATTAACATTCTCCCACCGTCAGTACGTGAGATATCTTTAACCCTGATCCTGGCAATTTCGGCTATACGTAACAGGGTGTTATAAGCAATCCCCAGAAATGCCAGATTACGTATATCCTGGCAGCGATCGCTATTTTCCATGAGTGAACGAACCTGGTCGAAATCAGTGCGTTCGAACGCTAGTGCCTGTTTTGCACGTTCACCGGCATCAACGTTTTCTTTTCGGATCCGCCGCATGACCAGTGAAACAGCGTTGCTGTCACTTGGTCGTGGCAGCCCGGACCGACGATGAAGCATGTTTAGCTGGCCCAAATGTTGCTGGATAGTTTTTACTGCCAGACCGCGCGCCTGAAGATATAGAAGATAATCGCGAACATCTTCAGGTTCTGCGGGAAACCATTTCCGGTTATTCAACTTGCACCATGCCGCCCACGACCGGCAAACGGACAGAAGCATTTTCCAGGTATGCTCAGAAAACGCCTGGCGATCCCTGAACATGTCCATCAGGTTCTTGCGAACCTCATCACTCGTTGCATCGACCGGTAATGCAGGCAAATTTTGGTGTACGGTCAGTAAATTGGACATTTAATACTCAGATAATGGTTTTAAGTAAAGTGTACAGGATCGGCTCTGCCTTTACCTGTTTATGGTTCTCGTCATAGAAACGCCAGCGACCGCGCGTGCGTTCTATTTTCTCTTCACCGCGCGATAATGACAGTTGACAACTATCACGATCAAACCCTTTTGCCCGCCAGTAACCACGGTTTTTCTCAAGCTCAAGATGAGTGGACACTTTAGCAGCTGAATATCCCATTTTTCACCTCTGATTGATTGGTGGTGCTAAGTGCGCTACGCGAAATCTGGAGCACTAACACTGCCAACATTTCGCAGATTTTACGTAGCGCAACCTTGATCAAATGATCAAGTGATCACTATTTGACCTGATAAGGTATTGAACTGTATGGATTTACAGGTAAATTGATCATGTTCAATAACCCTTAAGATAACTTCGTATAATGTATGCTATACGAAGTTATTAGGCCCGAAGAGGAGTTTACGTCCAGCTGCGCATAAAAATCAAGAATTATTAGAGCAATAAATTTTGAGAGAAAAATCCCACTCCACCAGCCAAAAACTGGATTGTTTTTCATAGTTGTTTGACAATTGCTCTAATAAATTATAGTTTTGCCGCCGTTTCGTAATACGACTTTGGATTCACTATTTAATGTGTCTTCAGCGTTGTAGAGCGGCTCAGAAGGAAATGAGCAAACAGGGAAACCTTATACAACGGCATTACAGCTATGCATTGCTCATCTTACACACAGCGCAATGTTGTTAGATTACCCCAGCATGGATCATGGGTGAAACAGTAGGTCAGAGCTTCAGGCTCTGTGTTGTCAATACAGTGAGGCATAATTATGGCTTTCATTCCACCAACCATCGACGACGTTAGACATTGCTCTAACGCTTTATCTGTAGACCCTGCCGAAACCGACGCTGCCCGCGCCATTGCTGAACACTACTCAAAGATATCCAATCAGGAGTACCGCATCACCCAAGACGACCTGGATGATCTCACTGACACAATCGAATATCTCATGGCCACTAACCAGCCAGACTCACAATAAATGCACTAATAAATCTATTATTTTCGTTGGATCCTTCTATAATGGTGGCCAACAACTCCCAGTGTAATCCGCTGTGAGTTGTTGGCCATGTCAATTCTGGAGGAGGATCAATGATAAATTATGTCTACGGCGAACAACTGTACCAGGAGTTCGTCAGCTTCAGGGATCTCTTTCTAAAAAAAGCTGTTGCACGCGCCCAACACGTTGATGCCGCCAGCGACGGTCGTCCTGTACGCCCGGTTGTCGTTCTACCGTTCAAAGAAACGGACAGCATTCAGGCTGAAATTGATAAATGGACTTTAATGGCGCGGGAACTGGAACAGTACCCAGACCTCAATATCCCAAAGACTATTTTATATCCTGTGCCTAACATCCTTCGCGGTGTGCGTAAGGTTACGACTTATCAGACAGAAGCTGTGAACAGCGTCAACATGACCGCTGGCCGCATTATTCATCTGATTGATAAGGACATTCGCATCCAGAAAAGCGCGGGGATCAATGAGCACAGTGCGAAATACATAGAGAACCTGGAAGCAACAAAAGAGCTAATGAAGCAGTACCCGGAGGATGAAAAATTCCGTATGCGTGTACACGGCTTTAGCGAAACAATGCTGCGCGTCCACTACATTTCCAGTAGCCCTAACTACAATGATGGTAAATCAGTTAGTTACCATGTGCCGCTGTGTGGTGTGTTTATCTGCGATGAAACTCTCCGTGATGGAATCATCATCAACGGTGAATTCGAGAAAGCAAAATTTAGCCTTTATGACTCTATAGAACCGATCATCTGCGACCGCTGGCCGCAGGCAAAAATATATCGCCTGGCAGATATTGAAAATGTAAAAAAACAAATTGCCATCACTCGCGAAGAGAAAAAGGTCAAATCAGCCGCATCAGTTACGCGCAGCCGTAAAACTAAGAAGGGGCAGCCAGTAAACGACAACCCCGAAAGCGCGCAATAGTTTCTATCCGGCATGGTCAATGAGTTATTCATTAAGCCATGCCAGAGCTTCATCAACCTGCGCTTCGTCTTCGACGCTAAGCACTTCATCCTGGGGAACATAATCAGCCAGCATAGCGAAACAATATGTATCCCAATGGTCTGGTGAGTGCAGGTTGAGTTTTTTCTTCATATCCTCCTTACTCATCACCTTCCATTGACCTGCGGAGTTAATCCCTACAGGGATTTTCGACGCTTCCTCAATAGTTTCATTACCCTTATCCAGTCTCATACGACCAGATTTTACGGCCTCTGCGGCTTGAACGTTGGCATAAGCACGTTTATCAAAGTACAGGCTCTTATCTTCACGGCTATGCATCTTTTTACCCCAGCGTATACGCTGTACGGTAATACCATAATACTCGTACATCAGATCCGCCGTTGCTTTACCCAGGCCATCGCCGTCTATCGCTATGGTGATATTTGGGAATCGCTCAGGATTACATTCTGCGAAAATTTTGGCGGCAAGCTGCGTTTCTGTAACGTCTGTGTATTCCAGCATTCGATAGTTGATTACACGGCGTTTATTTCGCTGGCCGGACACCATCATGATATTGATAACGGACTTATCCCGTCCCGTACCACCAGCAACGTCCACACATGCAAGCCAGCCCCATCCTTTTGCAATCTTGACTTTCCGCCGCGTTGCACGTTCAACCTCATCACGTCCAAGAAGGAAGCCATCCTGTGATTTAGGGAATAGGCCGCGTACCTTAATCATGTACATAGGGTTATCACGCCCGCCGTACTCCGCCAGCTTCATTTTGATAAATGCTGGCGTTACCAACGGTGATTCCTCACTGTTAAGCGTGATCGCCGTATAAACGCCATCAGGGTTACCAGGACGCTTGGCCAGTTTATGGTGTGTATCGTAGAAATAGCCGCTTGGGCGTGTAGGCTGTGACAGCAATAAGATGCGGTTATCCTGTCCGGTAAGAGCACCGGTGATGATACCGAAAGCTCTATCACTGACACCGGAGGCTTCATCGATAATATACAGAAGATGATCTGCGTGTTCACCGGCGAGAGCTTCTTCACTTCCCAGACGAAAGCCCTTCGGTACTACAGTCCATACACCTTTACCAGTAATCTCATAGAAAGCGGTTTCTGTCAGAACAAAATAATCAGCAAGCCATGGGAAACGGCTGGTGGCAGTAGCCCAGTTTATCTTGATGTACTTGAATATACCGGTCATTACCTGCTGAATTTTGTTCGCAACGATAATGGCACGGGCACCTGGATACATGATTATGAACAACATGATCATGATAGAAGTCATGTCTGATTTCCCGGTACCGTGACCAGACGAAACAGATGTCTTGCTACCCTGTTCCTGCACAGACTCAATAATCAGATCCTGCTGCCAGGTAGGTGTTTTGCCGAACAAAACATCAGCGGCCGCAATCCAGTCATAACGATATAGCGCCACCAGCTCGCGCCAACGTGGATCCGTTACGCAACTTCTGGCCATTAATCATCATCCCCGTATAGCTTGCGGGTAACTTCTTCGTCTTCCTCCTCGTCTTCGTCCAGGTCTTGTTCCAGCCATGGGTCGTTTGATACACCTTCAGTATCAACATCTCCATAACCGCCTGTATCAACGATATCGGCGATTTCTTCCCTACGCTGCTCAATCCACAATGCGGCATCGGCGCGGCGGTTGGCGGCCCGTTCTCGCGCAACTTTGTCCAGATCTTCAAGAGAAGGGCCACCGACGGCTGTTTGCCTTTCCTCATCATCGGTATTGGTCTTAGGAGCACGCAGATCGGCTTTGATTTGCTCCAGCATCAGGGGCGGCACTTTCCCGCCATGCGCCTCGATGAATTCAGCTGCTTCCAGCACTGACCAGTTATTTTCACGCTTTCGTTCGTATGCCAGCTTAACAATGCCAGCTTGCCCCATAGACAAAGCGTGCTTTTCCGCCTCCCGGCTTTCTTTTCGATAGTTATTCCGGATGCTGTAAATGGTGTTGATCAGGCTGCTTATCTGCGCGGAACAGCTGTTTAGCATGCTCGCGATACGGTATTCAGGCGGAGTACCTTCATCATCGTCTTTTTGCTGATCGCGCATTTCCTGCACCAGGCGAATACACGTATCCCTGGCGTTCTCCAGCATAAGGAGATGAGAAAGAGACTTTTCCAGAAGAGTGGTTTCCAGAACATCGGCCCCGGACCGACGCAACATAGCGCGCGCGGCCTTCCGCGCTTCAACGTTATCTATCAGGTAATCGCCAGCTTCGAATTCAAAGCGTTCACCATCATCATCCAGGGTGTCGCGTTCCAGGCGATCACGTAAGGTCCGGTGGGCGCGGGTGATCACGTCATGATCATCAGAACGATCATTTATGCGCTTATTCTGGCGCTTCGCGTTCTCGACTGCGGCACTGACAACAGCATTAACTCTTTGTTTTTCAGCCATTTCAGCCACAATGTGATCACCTGCACGTTGATCATTAGCGTGATCAATGATCATGCTTTTTAGTGGTTTTCTGACAGGCTTATTTGGCTTACGGCTGTCCGCTGTTCCGGTGTCTTCTTTGAATGCACGGAGATAACGACGTGCGGTGTTTGGGTTGAGATTAAACTCGGCGGCATATTGTGCGATGGTGTAACCACCATCTCGCGCCAGGCGAGCAAAATTCTTCTTGTGATCGTCCCAGGTCACTTATGCTTCCTTTCGTATAAAACTCTTTTTGACGCGAGGGTAACGAAAGTCACATGTCAAAAGGCCCGGAACGGGCAAGCAATCAATCAGATACGTGCGGATGTGGCATTACCGTAATGACGGTGCTGACGGACCACCTTATTGAAAAGTTGACGCGCCATCACCCAAGGCTGGTGCTCCCGGCGTTCCTTTTCGTCCTGCGTCATATAGAGTTCGTTCTGGAGTTTTTCATCAAACCGGCGCGGAGCGCGGCTGCGGCGAAAGAATTCAGGATTCAGAGAGTGGATCTGAAATCTACGTGGGCGTGTACTGTCATCAATCAAAACAGACGAATACTTAGACACAGCGATAGCCTTTAAGCGCAGATAAACATCGCGCTTATCGACATCCAGATGCGGGTATTCCTTTTCAAGAATTGCTGCGAGATCTTTCGCTGATAGAAGAGATTTAGTGCGGATCATGTAATCCGCAATCTCGTACGATGTTATTCGTGAGTGATTTATTTCCATGAAGTGGCGTCCCTGCCAGTTAAGTAACATCCTGTCACCTACTGATTAGCCCATGTCAACTAATCAACGTCGAATATAATACCCTCGATTAAAGAAATAGCAATACATTAGAGCAATTTTATCTAACGCTCGACGAATGACTTGTGATAGCGCCGACTCCAAGCGCGTAATCAAAGAACAATCGTTGATGCATCGCCAGCCTACCGTGCGTCTTCTCCCAATTATCGCGGTCACGCTCAATATCACGCTGGCATGACTGGCACAGAGGAACAGCATAAATGTCATGCGCGCATAATCGACTATGACGAACGATATAAGGCGTAATGTGAGCGCCAGCTCCCGCAGCTCCACAGCCACAGCATGGACGGGAAGCCACAAAATCCATGTACTCGGGCAATTTTAGCGATTGAAGTTTTGGTATTTTGAAATGCGCCATGCCAGGGTCGGCGTCAACATCCACAGGGCATACTTTTGCACGCATCGGCGCGGCGCGTTCTTCCATCATCTGAACATATGCTGTAGCGCGATCGTCATACGGGCGAATATCCGCCTCTTTCAGAGGTCCGCTATCCTGCGGAGTAGCCTTCATCTTATTTATTGATATGCGGCAGACTTCTTCCGGCATCAGGTGCATCATGTTGCGCATGAAAGCCCACCAGCACAGCTCCTGAATACTTAAATCATGGCTATTTGAAAGGCCCATTTCCTGACGGGCGACATCCAGTATCCAGTTAACGCGATTATTGTGCAGCGTTTCTTTCAGCTCATTAAAACCACGCATCCGGTAATGGTTATCGTGATGCCAGCACAACAACACCGCGCTATTGTCTCGTTCAGCGTGGACAATATGGTTGTCACACCAACTACGATCTGCGGCCTGGCATTGACCCTCTTTCCTACGCAACCACGCCACCAGCGCGTCAATTCCACCAATACGGCGAAACAGTTCATCGCTGTTAAAAAACGGCTGCAACGCCTCATTTGTTGCCATGGTTTGCTCGGTAACAACGAGGCCGTCTTCCATGTGCTCGATTAACTCACGCGGCACCGGCTCCATAATAAATTTACGGCCAGCCTCCACCAGCTTTCTGACCTCCTGATCCACTTTGAACGTGGCGAGGCCAAGCTCTTTCTGTACAAAGGGAGTAATTACGGCTTTCACATCACACCTTTAATCACTGATTGGGCTTTATCTGCTGCCCGGCATTCTCTGTTTAAGCACAACCATTTCCTGACGGCATAACACAGCAATAGCGGTCCTGACTCCAATTTGCTTACCAACCAGGTATTGCTTTACCTTGCGGCGACTCGCGCCATCAAGAAGCATCTTTAACGCTTCACGGGACAATTTGTTGTATTTGCGTGCCATTAATCTACTCCGCAGAACCATACAATCTACGTAACGTGTCGGCGACAGAAGATACAGATATCTCGCCAGTCGCAGCGCCTACAGTAAGGTCTGCCAGTTCAGGTGAATCAAATACCTGCACCCCGTTACGGCGTAGAAATAGCAGCGCACTGTTTAGCGCGGTACGCTTATTGGCATCATTGAATATATGCCCTCTCGCTGTAGCCACCAGGTAGGTGGCGGAGACTTCGAAAAGGTCGGTGATCTCTTCGTAGGCAACTCTGGCCTGAACTCTCCCGATAATGGCCTCTGCCCTACCCGGATCAGACATTCCCGGCAGGCCGCCGTAGCGGCTTATATTCGCATCATGAAGCGCAATAAGTTCTTCCGGTGATATATGCCTCATTATCGGTTAACCAGTTCCTTGTTGGTGGAGTCCAGGGTGTCAAACAGGGATGCAAATTCAGCATCCAGCGCCGCTTTTTTGTAGGCTTCGAAAGTAGCCTTGCTGACAATTACTGCTGGCTCACGGCCTCTGCGGGTGATTTCAACCTCTTCCCCGGCTTCAACATTGTTGAGCACTTCAGAAAGGTTGCCACGCGCGGTACGGAAGTTAATGGATTGCATAAACACCTCGTGTACTCGTTATGTGTACACAATTATAAACTTCACAGGCATAAAGCACCAGCACTTTGCAGCTTAAATAACCGGACAATCATCAAATTCCCCACTTCGGGCATCATTGATGACATGAGTGATCACACCAAAAACAGCATTACTGCCCGTGTATCCATCGTCATCTACTGGTAACGCCTCTTTCTTCCCGGTGCTTAAATCCTCCAGGTGCTGGCGCGGATACTTCCTGTATCTCTTTATGCGATATTCACCCTCCATAGCGCACACAAGCAGAGAACCATCAACCGGAGTAAGCGAGGAATCAACCACCAGCAAAGCACCCTGCAATATTCCCTCACGGTGATGGCTATCAGCTGCCCGCATGAAGTAGGTCGCTGAAGGATGTCTAATTATCTGCTGATCAAGAGAAATTCGGCTTTCAACATAATCCGCCGCAGGAGAAGGGAAGCCCATAGCGTTTTACCTCAATGATACTGTTTATTCATACAGTATACATTGAAAAGGCATAGTTTGTGAAAGCGGGGTTTGTAGGCGCGCCACGCTGGGGGCTAATCACATTTCTCCCCCATCTTGCCGTTATTTTTTTGGTGCATCCTCGTTCTGATACACCGGATCGCTCCCTTTTGGCAACTGGAGGCTTAACTGCCGATAGTGCCGTAACCGTTCCATGAAATAGGTGCGCAGATTCTCTGGTTGCTCGCGGGCTACCTGTTCAGCTATGACAGGTATGTTCAATCGCTCTTTGTACGCCACACCGCTGGCAGCCAGATCAACGTTAACCTTATCCCGTTCTTCCTGACTTTTAGCTGCAATATTCCAATCGTGCATATCAAATCCCATCCAGAACAATTGCGTAACGACTATTATTTAACCAGCAAAGTAACTTTTAATTTTTTTTCTTTTCCCATTGATTTTTGTGCACAGCTTATCTGCCTTGCCGTGCGCAGAATCAACTTTTTTCTTCCTGATTTATCCACAAAGTTATGCACTTGCAAGAGGGCCATTTTCTAAATATTGTGATGTTTCACAAATGAAATGAATTTTGATTAATGAAGATAAGGAGAAAATTTGAGATGCAATCATGACGTTAATAGATAGGGTCTGCATTACAGACCCCATCCGCATCAAGGAATTAGCCGTTCCCTGATGTTGTTCCGAAAACATGTGCCGTAAGCTCACGTTAACGACTTTCTTTCACCGAATCCAACTATATAGGGGTTGGGTTTCTACGTCAACGTGAGCAAGTGCTCCTTTACATTTGACAAGGAACCACCTTAATGACTGCTTTTTTTCAGTTCCTGAGTGCATTTTTAGATGCGCCTGTTATTAGCCAGATTCTGGCGATCATCCTCATCATCGTTTTGATTTTGCTTTTAAGGTCAGTAAAAAATGGAATTATGCACTGGCTTACTTAATGTTCAGTGAAACATTAAAATCTCCTTGATGTGGAAACAATCATTTTCTGTATGTGCTGGTGGGTACCTGTAGTTCAGCTTTCGTTGGCATTTAACTTCGTCTTTGCTTTCTCCACCAGCAACTTCCAGATGCCTATTTCATTAGCAGCCGCCTTGATGGCGGCATAAAAAGCATCTTGCTGATCGTAACGCTGAATCTGTTTTTTCAGTTTTGCCTCCACCAATTTAATTTCATTACGTGCTTTCTGAAGCCGCAGCGCCGCCCGGTTACGTCTGTTCTTGTATAGCGCGTTAATCTCTGATAATTGCTTTAATTTACCAGCCTGACTGCGGATTATCGCCTCTCTGACTTCTGCCGTGCGTCTCATCTGATCTCTTAAGAGTTCACCGTTTTCGATAATTCTTTCAAGGTGTTTGATGTGATCTGCAACTCTCATACTTCACCCTCGCTTGTATCGCCAGCATCCACCAGCGGCAATAAAGCCCTGGCCATCTTATGAACCAATAGTGCATCAATAATGCCAAGCGTATGCCCCGGCTTAATGTTTAATGCCGCCTCAAGGTGACACCTTTCCAGGCCACTTTTCTCGGCTTGTTTATGATGATCTGGTGTAATAACGTCGCCCAAAACACGGCTAATTCTTTCTCGTAATTGCTGGGTGCCAGCACACTTGATCGCTGTATCGTGGAGACGGTTAACCAGTTCGCGATAAACATGCGGCTTAATTCGGATACGTTCACCGGTGACGCCCTTTCCTGGTGCTGGCACCGAACTATCCGGAATATCCGGATAGTTGCCAGCCTCGTAAGCTACCCGCAGCCAGTGCATGAATGTTTCAGTGGACACACAACCACAGTCCACATCGATTTTCCCGCGTTGCTGTTCCAGCCATTGCCCAAAATCCAACCTGTAAGTCTTACTTTCAAGTTCATCACCATTGAACTCGACTTTCTGCGACGCTATGAGAGCTGATTCGTATTGTTCGCGAGTGACAACTGACTGGTATTCATCGCTATCAAGGTCACCAATTGGAAGCTCAATCTCACAACAAAAATTGCGCCCAAAGAAAGTGTCTTTTTTGTGGTCTGAGCCAAAAGCAAAAGTCGCGCATGGTGCCATTAAATTGACACTGGGTAGGTAACAATAACTCATTCCATCAGGCCACCCGCCGCACTTAGGCAGTTCCTTCACTAACAAGTCGATAAACTTCATTTTTTTATCATCTTTGCAAGCCGCCAAAGCCATTTGGGCAAGTGCCAATACTTCATCTGCCGTATATCCAGCACCGTGACCATACATTTCGATACGGGAAATAATCTCTGATATACGCTCTTCAGTGATTCTGGTCATTTCTTTTTGCGCCATTTCTTTTCACATTCCTTAGTCCATTTTTCAATGTTCATTTTGGCAATATCAGTCATTCCATCACCTAAGAAATACTTTCTCCGGTACGTCTTGCACTTAAACCACACTACAACAGCCACCAGCCAGAAAATAAAAGGCCATACAGCAATACCAACTCCAGCCGCGATAAAGCCCAATAGCCATAAATGAAGCTCTCCAACTTCTGTTTGCGGCAATATTCTTAAAGAATTAAGCAGCAGACTGAAGGAATAGTCGTATGCATTGGCGGTATAAGACATGCAATCCATATAATTAAAGTCATAGCCTGCGGCTGCCGCCCATAATGGGCGGTCAAGAAAATGTTTTAGTGTCATCATATAAATTTAAGGTTCAGACCAGTTATCTTCAATAGCAATGCTTAATCTTTGTAGCCATTCTGCTAATTTCAGCATTGCTTCTCTTTCGCTTAAACCACGAGGAAAATCATCAAGCGAAATTGTTGGCTTGAAGCCCCCGTAATTATCTATTTCAACAGTCAGATTTTGCTCCAGCACGGTATTCCTTACGCGGCTATTGTGCCGAAGCAAATATACTGAACGTGATTTATTGGTTTTATGGTCAAACTGATATTCGGTAAGTATCATCTGGCTTTTGCCATGACTATTACCTCTCCACATACTTACCTCACTTAATAAAACAACTCCATGCGTAGTTGATGATTTTTTCCCACGTAATATAAATCTGCACTCCGGCAGTAAAACCAAAGCCAACAATTGCTGAAAAAATCAAAACATTTACTTTTGACATTATAAATTTTCTCTCGGTGTCGTAGGTGATAGCACCATAATTGATAATTTAGTGAGTTAGCAGTTCCATTTTTTGGATGATTTCCGCATGAGCATCATCGTTATCAACACTTAACTCGTTTAATGCCTCTCGCACTACATCAACTTCTTCTGGTTGGAAGAAGTCATCTCGGTAGTCACCAAATAGAACCGAAACAAGCCTGCCACCAGCAACATCAAGATTGGCGCTAACAGGTGGCTCTTTGCCATCCTCAAATTCGACTACAAAAGTTATTTTTCCCATCGTTACCACCAGCGACAAATTGAATACAAACCCAGTGCTGCCGCCATCACAATTCCTACCGTGGTGAATGCTTCAGGCCAGCTCATTGATTCACCTCCTGCGGCGGTTCTGGTAGCGGCATCCAGAACAAGGCGTTCCCTAACCACGATAAAGTGCCGTCGCTCAACTCCACGTATTCCCCTTGCACCTGGCCTGCCATATACTCGCCGTGCTTTGAATAAATTAAAATCCAATCATCTTGAGCGGGCATTCGCTCACTACAGCTTATCCAACTATCCGGAGTTACCGGAGAGTTGCCAGCCAGTCTACGCAAAACAGCCTTAACAGCCTCAATACGGTCATCATCGCAATTTTCCAGCGTATCTATGCGGTCGAGCATGATGATGGCGTTATCAATATCAGGATTGCCAGTCCACTCATTACCGCGATTGGATTCGGCAGCCTGGTTGCCAGATGCTGGCTGATTGTCGGCTTGGCTATAGCTAACAGCACGGCAGGCATCCTCTACGTTCTTCACTGCATCTGCGCAGTAGTTATAGCGATTGCATTCCACTAACTTCTGCTTGAGATTTTCAATTGCTTGCGCGACATCAGCCTGTATTGGCGGAACGGCTGTTTGCTCTCGAACGTCATTAGTCGCTATCGGTTCTGCTGCCAACTGACTGGCATATTTGTTAATGGTAACGATAAGCTCTTGCTCGGCCTCATCCAGACAATCACCGATACCTCGCCTGTCACCGTCAAAATCATCGAAATCGGCACGAATCCTGGCAACCTCCCGGATTGCGGACAACACTTCACCAGGAATAAGCGGAGAGTTGCCCGATAGTACATTCTGCTCCAGCGATGCCAGAGCAATTCGTGCCAGTTCTTCCGCTTCTTCTGCTGGCAGTACAACGTTGCTACCAGGTCCGTATGTTTCGCGCCACTGCCTGATTGTCAGCAGTCGCTCTTTGGTAATAGTGGTCATGTGTTAGTCCTTATCCTGCTGTACTTTCAACTGATGAGGGGAATAAAATCTTTTCATCAAATCCGGCATTCATATCATGAACAGCAACACACCAATCCATTGACGAACGATTATCAAGAGCCTCCATGATTTCATCCATGCGGCGCAGGTCATACAGGTAAATGCTTTTATCGCCAATGGTGTAAAAACCAATTTTTTTCGGTGATGGGCAGCGATCAAGAACGTCCTGTAATTCGCTCAACCATGCTTGTTCTTTTTTTGTCAAAGTTGCCATATCACTCTCCTTTGATGCCAATGCCAGCGGCGCGGGAATCATCCCATCGCTTTACTTCTTCACGAATTACGTCAATGCATTCTTTCGAATCCATTAGGTAATCTTCATCAAAAAGACGTTCCTGTTCGTTTTCTATCGCAACAATGATTGCTTCAACTAACTTTTGTGCCTGAGAACCACTTTCTAACTCTGCTATGCGCTTACTCCCATCAGAGATAACACCTTCGTAATACTCACGCTGCTCGTTGAGTTTTGATTTTGCTGCTTCCAGCTCAACGCGCAACTTCCCTACCGTTAGTGCAATATCCTCGTTCTCCTGGTCGCGGGATTTGATGTATTGCTGGTTCCTTTCCCGTTCATCCAGTAGTGCCAAAGCAATCTTTGGATTAAAGGCAGCAATAAATTCAGCGTTGTTTTTCAGAACGTGTTGCGCAATGGCCTGACTACTTAGTCGGACCTCATAACCACGTGCGCCACGGTGTGGTTTATATGAGTCCCAGTCTCCCCACGTTGCCTTCTCTGCCGCCTCACGCAGTGCCTGATAGTCAATCTTGTTCATGTCACATCACCCTGAATCCGTTGCATTTACGTAAGAAATCGCAGATATAGCCCTTCATTTTTTCATGCCAATCTCGATCATTCCCATTGCACCAACCATCAGGTGGAGTCCAGTTTTCTATCAGAGCAGCCATTTTCTTTGCTTTCGCCGGAGTAGCTGTTGCGGTATCGCAGTAATGACGAGTGTCAACCAACGCATCCATACCATCGATATCAAGTACGCAAAACCATGTGTGATTCGGAATTCCTACAGGTGGTATTTGTTGCCCACGTCGACGTTTATCAATAAGATATACACTCACTGCTTGCCTCCTTTGCGAATCTGTTCCGCCCATTCTTCAAGGGATTTCTCCGCATATTCACCGGACAGGCCATCAATCGGATGCGGTTCATTAGCCAACTCTTCTTTCGCTGACAAAATCATGCGTGTAACGTCGAAAACTTCACGCAAAGATTTATTGATAAATCCGTGATTGAACGCAGCAGCAAGACGGCTGGCGGTATAGTTAATCCCCTCGTTGCGTGCTTCCGCACGAATTTCAGCCAGAAAAGCATCGGTGGCTGAAATATTTCCTGTTGCCTTCATGGCCCCCAAAATAACCAGAACGCCATCTCGCCCAACCTCCTCAGCGATAACCTCGGTGTTGTCGCCAACAACATCGCAGAATGCCTGAACTGCCTTACGAGCCAGCTCATTCTCCGCCGCCAGCGCCGCGCACTTGGCCTCAAGAGCGGCAACCACTTCCTGATGGTCTTTGTACTTAACGTATGAGCCGGAGATGTCATCACCTTCGGTGTTTAGCCATGCGTCATTGCAATTCACTGCGTAGGTTCTGATGCTCATGTTGATGCTCTCCCGCCCCTGACAGACGCTAGGCCAGTCAATAAAGTATCCGCAATGCCTACCCTCAGACGTGCGCGCAGGATAAATGCCGTTATGACCCGGCAAAATATATGCTACCCATTCATCTTGCGTTGCCTGTTTCGCCGCCTCGCGCAGTTCTTTATAGTTAATTTCGCTCACTGGTTGCCTCCTTTACGGATCTGCGCTGCGATGCGCGAAAAAAAAGACTCCCGCGTATGACTGTTAAGAGCTGGCGCGAACGCTGCGTTAAGAACAGCAGCATCACAGCCGTCATCAATATAGAGCGCAATTTTTTTCTCCAGGCGCGCTTTGGCTTCCTGCAACTGCATACCCCGGCACGCACGCGGGATATAATCAGCAATTTGAGCGATAGCCTTTTCGTTCTGTTTAAACATGCTTCACCTCGATAGGCTTGATGGTGTCTAACAGCAGTCGGCGGCGCGTATTTTCTGCAAAATGGCGGCGTCCAGTTTCTTTGTGGTAAAACTCGTTTTTGCCGACGACCCACATCCGCTCTGTTTGGTGCAGTTTTTTTACCTGCGGACCGTCTTTGGTGATCACGGTGCCGGTATGGGTTTTTACGATTGTCATGCCACTACCTATTCGAACAGATGAACGAGACAGGCCGATGCTCGTCCACCTGAAAAACTGACGATTTGATGCATACTCACGGTTTATTCCTGAATGCGCTTAAACTCGATTACCCACACCCAGGGATTAGCGTTCCAGCTTTCTTCACCATAGATGGATTCCCACAGACGCTGGAACGCAACCTTGGCCATTGCGAAATCCCCCTTGGGAGTAAGGAATGTTCCCGGGTGATCAGGAAGCAAACTTCCAGCAGGCGGAACGCCCTCATCCCTTGCATCGCATTCGCTGATATCGTTCAACCGCTCAACGCGCACGTTGGTAATTTCCAACAGGATGCGTGATGCCCATCGCGGCATGTGAATTGATGGACGCCACCCACCATCAAACTTTTCATTCACAGTGTGAGGTTTCCAGTCGGCATCATCGGGTATCGACCATAAACCGTAATCACCAGGCTTTTGCTCACAACTGGCCCGATAAATCCTTGCTGCGTTCTTCTCATCGCCACGACAAAGGTTGTCGTTCCAGTCCACACTGCAACCATCTTCATTGCCTAATATCGCCCATGTTTCACGAACCCAAATTCGATCGCCGACGATACCAAAGGGGCAATTGAAAACACTGCTTACACCATCAGCCCCGTACCACTGAAAACCTGCACCAATTTCCCTAACCATCACTGGTGCTTCTGGACCAACTTCCGCAGGCTGATTTTTCATTATCCGCCGCGTCTGCGTTTTCCTTCCTTCGAGGATGGCTCGGACCATCTCATCGTTGAAAATCATGCCGCGCTCTTTCACTTCGCCTTTCATGCATCCCCCTTACCCATGCGCGACGATGCCGCCAAAAGTGATAGAGAACAGCCAGAAATAGATCGCGGCCATAATGATTTTGAATGCCGTGTTCATATTTTCAGCTCCTGTGATTGATTGGATACATGCCGCGCCTTGCGGCATGTTTTTATTTTCACTTTCTCTGTTTTAAAAATCAATATTTATTAGAGCAATTATTGTTGGTGGAGAAGCGCGTTTTCATACTCCCTGACCATTAACGTAAGTACGCCGTGACTCCTGAAAACACGCGCCACTTCAATCTTATCTTCCAGCGCGAACGCAATTTTACTTAGACCAATTTTCTTCAGGAGATCAATCTTTGCTGGACCGTCATTTCTGTCATCGGTGGCAGGACGCATAGATAGCAAAGGCTCAGCCCCGTTTGTTACGTACTTCCGCAGCCAGGCTCGTGTTTTATCCCTTGCGATCTCACAGCGCCCGGTTACAAACCAGACCGTGTAAACGTTAAATAACTGGCGCACCATATCAATAACCGGAGTGATGGGAGTATCGGTGTCACAGGCGAGATTAAACTCGTTCCAGTCCTTTGTTAATGCACCTTTACCTGGTGGCGGAAGCAAATGCAGTCTGTCTTCAGTTGCCTCTGATATTGTTCCATCAATATCGACTATGACGATATACGGACGTTCCTGGTGTGCGTGTTTATTGAAAATACTCAAATGCCCTCCTCATTGGACGAAAAAAATGCTGGTGGGCGCACTCCACCAGCATTAAAAGTGACGCTGTAACTATCAGCGGACGTAAATAGTGCCGCCGTTCTCTTTTTCCCATGCATCGCTACGTGCATAGCAAACATCGAGAAGTCTTCTTGCCGCTGTTTCCTCTAAACCCAATTCGACAACCAACTGCTCATGACGGCGGGTAACCACATCAAACAGGGTATGCAACCCTTTAGTTGCCAGATCATCAATGAATTCCGGTTCGAACGGCAGCTCTGCATCTGCCAACATAACCTCTTGCGCCCACTCAACTCGACGGACCAATTCCGGGCGGCGGCTTTCCATCTCTTTACAGATCAATTCATGGAAGAACTCTACCCAACCTTCCGGCTGGAACTCGCGGAAAATTGCCAACGGCTGGAAGTTTGGCATCAACCATTCGTTGATTCGGATATCAATGGCATAGCCCATGTCGCAGCAGAACTGATAAGCAAAGTCCAGCTTAGAAACGATATAAGGACGCTCGTTATTGAACTCTTTAGGCGATGAGATCCCATAAGCCAGGAGGCGCGGGAAGAAGGAGATTTGCCCTAACGTCGGATGAAGTTTGCTTGCAGGGAAACGGCGCTCAGTAATGCCATACATTTCCTTCTTGAGCGTCGCAAATTTGGCATTCTCATTAACCAGCGCGGTAACCTCTGCTTTTTTATTAGCAAATGCCACGCGCGCTTCGCTTGCATCTTTAATAGTTTTTTTGAGCTGTTGGTTAAGGTCGGCGACCTGCTTACGCAGTTCCTGTCGCTCGCTTTTAGCTTTGTTATAGCGTTTCTCAAGGTTAAAAGGATCAAGTTTCATGATCTCTTTATATTGAGATTTTAGCGTTGAAATCTGTGAGTTCCGCAGTTCAACCATCGCGGTCATTTCATTGAGTTTTGTTTCCAGCTCAATGCTTATACGTTCGGCATTATCAGCACGCTGGTTGGCGTCATGCGTCGCATTGTCGATCGCGTCCTGTTGCTGGCGTTTCAAATGTTCAATTTGTAGCTGAAGCTCTTCAATTTCTTTACCCTTCAGACCGAGATCCAACTGCATATTTTCAGCTGCATCTACCAGGGAGTTATGGCTATCAGCTTCTGCGTTATAAACATCAATAAGCTGTGCGTGAAGCATCTCCGCTGACTGAACCGCATTATCAAAAAAACGCGCTGTGAGGTCATCACAACTAACGCGGCGTTGCGCGGCCCGGATGTTCTGGATAATGGCCGGGATACCGGCATTCAGGACGTCAGGGATAGATACATTTTCGATTGATTGGTTTTGTGCTGAAGTGATCATTTCAAAGTTCCGTATTAGCTTGTGCTTCGGTCATTTTTCCTAAGTATGAAGGAGGAAGGACTACGCAATTTGTATCCAGTCCCTCACCTATGGCAGCCTGTAAAATTCTGGCTAAGGTGAGTCTCTTGTTGCGATACCTGGTGATGACATGCCTGATACCGCCGGTCGGCGTAACAAAGGCGATCAGCCAGTAGTGATATTTCCGTCGGAATGGCCACATAGTGCACCTTGTAGATTGCTCTAATAAAAAACGTGATGAGTGTACATCACGTTTTAAAAATATGGAATTATTAGAGCAATATTATTCTGATTCTCGCTCAAAAAATGAGCTGATAAGGGGGAGCCAATCCTCTGACACTTCGCGAGGTCGCGGTTTGCCGTGGAAAAAGATTATTCGGCAGTCTTTTGGTAATGCCCCATTCCCCCTGGAGTAACGCGCGCTCGCATATTTTGAACCAGGTTCCACAACATCGGCCTTGTAACTTACAAACCATCCTGGATACAGATCCTGAAATGCTGGTGTATCATCGCCCATAACCTTTCGTAAGAACCCCTGGTCACCCCAGCACTCAGTAGTGACACAACGAGAAATCCAACCTTCCGGATCTTGCCAGAATGAACTCCAGATATGCGCTTTAACACTATTTGGTATCCACAGGGCACCGCTACCACGATATTGTGGATGGTAAAAATCCCTAAGCATGGTGAAGCTGGTTGGTGGATGCTCTAGGATTGGGCGTATATCACCGGCAATAACCGTGTCCAAATCCAGATAGAACAGATCATCGGTTATATCCGGTCGGAACAACTCGATTTTCGCCCACCAGCCACGGCACTTTTGCCACTGGTTGATCAATGGGATAACTTTGACGCCAGGTACATGTAAACACTTCAGGTCTGTCAGGCAAATAATTTCATAGTCTTTTGGCAGTTGATTAACCAGCCACTGCACATCGGAAGCGTTATAGTCACCACCAGAGCGAAGAACTAAAGCAATCTTCATGCTGCACCATCACCTTTCACTTTCATCAATGTCAGGTTTCCGCAAAATACGGCACCAGTGTCGATATACTGCTGATTCCAGAATGTCTTCGGGCTTTTCACCGGAGTGTGACCAAAGATAAAACGATCTGCGCCCGAAATTTCGCCACCAATATCATCCATCGAATCACTGATACGCTCGCGCGCCCAGACAACGTTGAAAAGCGGCACCTCCTTACCGAATTGGTATTCATTATCCGGATAGTCGGCATGGGCTATAACGATAGTTTCTTGCCCGGTGTTCAACTCAATGATATAGGGCAGACGCTTTACCAGCTCCACCAGCGCCCTGGCTAATATTTCCTGATCAGTGTCCAGCATGAAGAACCATTGTCCGCCATTCATTAGCCAGTTATTCACGTTGCCATCAGGACTTAACGCATCGAGCATCAACCGCTCATGGTTCCCCATCACTGCCCTGAACCAGGGCATCTGCAATAGTTCCAGACATTCGACATTTTCAGTACCGCGATCGATAAGGTCGCCGACCGATATCAGTAAATCCTGCGCCGGGTCAAAATCCACACGATGGAGTTCGGACATCAGTCTGGTGTAGCAACCATGCAGATCACCAACAACCCAGACATTCCTGTATTTGGTACCGTCGATACGGTGATAAATTGTGGGTGCCATCATGTATTCTTCAGCCATTCTTTAAGAGTCATCTGCGGAATACCTCCCATTTTCCCGCATGAAACAACGTCAATCTGTTCACGCGCAGACTGGAATAACAAAGGCAGGTGACTTAGATTTTTTGGCGTGCCGCCGGAGTGAACGCGTAGTTCTTGCGTAGCGTCAACGCCCACCAGAGCTACATGTTTGAATCCGATATGGAAAGCCAGGTTCAGAGCACCATATGCACTATTGCCGCTGGCAATTTCATTCTCATCTTCGCAAAGGCCGAAATGTGCGGACCAGCGCCACGCCCACCACTCGGGAGAATTCGTATTTTTTGGCTCCATGCCGCGTTCAGCCACACGACGGAAGCACAGAACGCCATCTCTGACTTCACGTTCTTTAACATCGGGTAGTGCCATGCAATAACAAACACCACGGCGACGGCGGCCACGACCAACGCGCCGCATATTGTCTGGGGATGGATCAAGGGTGAAAAAATAAGAAGCGCGGTTCAGCCAGTCGATGGCCCCATTGACCGCTATAATCGGCACTCCGCGCGGCGCAACAAAGTTTGCGGCGCTTGGGCCACTGCCGACGATAATAACGCGATCACTGCCTCTAAATTTATTCTTGGGAAACATTGAATTGCACTGCTCCTACTTGCATTCAAAATATGTAAATCTGCGTGTTTTTTGCGGGTATCCAGGAACTGCTGTTGCCATTTTGAAATAGACACCTGCGTTGGATTCCGTAGGGCTTGAGGGTGCGCGCCATGCCAATGAAGGCCGTTTTGCAGAGAACAGTCATAGCCGACTAATACCACTACTTCAGCCCCTGATTCAGCAGCCAGACTGATAGCCTGCGCGCCGCTATTTACCCCTTCCGCCGGTCCACAATATCGCCTGTACTCCAACGAAAATGATTTCGCCGCCGCCAGGTTGGCTGTCACTTTGCGGAACCTCCCTCCCGGTATGGTGGAACCGTATTGCTTCCACCATGACAAATCACCGGCGTATAAGGCATAAATGTCATCGAACATCTGCCAGGAATTGTTAACCGCGATGATTGAACAGCCAGTTTTTTCTATAGCAGCACAGTCCTCACGAGTGAGTGACGGACCGCTACCGACACAAAAAACAGTCCTAGTCGCCCTGGGTGGTATGTTCATTCTCAGCTGCAAATTCAGCCTCCAGGCGAGCATTCATTTCAGCGATTACAGGGTCCACTACAGCATCTGTTTCCTGTTCATTACGCGGCATGACCGATGCCAGCGACTCATAATTAACCTTGGATGACACGATTATTCTCCCGATGTTAAAGTGCACTACCACAAAGAGCGCACATGCACTAATTAATTTATTATTTTAAGCAGCATGCAACCACTTATCGCCGTTCAATACATGCTCAATAGCCTCACCCTTTTTAAGACTTATGTATTCCAGGATGGCGGTAATCGCTTGTTCTGCACCGTACGCAAGAACGACGTAGTAACCTTCCTCTCTAAGCCTGCGCATCCAGGCGATCTGCTCTTTCGTCGGGGCTTTACCATTTGGTTCTTTAAGCTCAATTCGCATGCCGTGATAAATACCGCATGCTTTATCGAGACTCATGTCCGGATAACCTTTTTTCTGCCCTTCAGCCTTCATTTTCCCGGCGGTTGCTTTTGAACGTTTCCCTCCGTTAGGCGTTGCATGCAACAGCTCATAGATGTCAGGGTGCTTGCGTTCGAAGTAATCAAAAATGAAAACCTGCTCGAAGTGCTCGCAATTTCCGTCGCGCAGGTCTGGGTTCTTTGCAAGTGCTGCAAGTGCCTTCGCATGTGGAGAAACTTCTTTTACCGGCGCAAGCGATAAGAATGGATCCTTTTTGGTTTTTGGCCTGGACCGCCCCTTATTTCGACGCTCACTAAAAGCCTGAAACTCTTCCTCAGTAAAGCGCAACATAATCAGTCAAATCCTGCCGGTCGCATGCCATATTTACGCTGTTTTGCGGCCTGCTCTTCCCTGTGCCATTGCGCACATTCAGCGTCACAATAAATGCCTGATTCAATCGATTCATTGCAGTAACGACACTTCCCTGTAAATACCTGGCTCACGACCTGTGCCTGCTTTCTGATGTTATCGATGGCCATGTCTTTGAGAGCTTCTAACTGATTCATGCTCAGCTCTGCATCATCAACACGTTCTGCCAATTTTGTTTCCTCGTGAAGAACCTACTTAAGGGCAGAATGATACATTTCACAATCAAAATTGCACTAATAATTTTCTTTTATTGAGTTAAATATTCAACAAATGACTAGCGGTAGAATCACCATCATCTATTTCTGGCAGGCTGACTATGGCTACATCAATCACTACAACCCAAAGCACCCGGCAATATCCTCTGTCGCGGTATGACGACCGCAACATAGCCGATCCAATACTCAGGGCAGAGCTACGCAAAGAGGTGATGCTTATGTGTGAATCGAACGACAAGAATCTGACGATTTATTACGTTCTTCCCGATGAGCAATATCGCCCGGATTTGCTGGCTTACCGTATGTGGGGCATAGCAGAGCTACGCTGGGTTGTGACGCTCGCCGCCGGGCTTGAGGATGAGTCTCAGGGTATGACTGTTGGCAAAAAATTAAAACTCCCACCTGCCACCTGGATCCGCGAAATGATTCGCCATTTCCAATACGACGGCCAGGTAATAGGGACATTATCCATTGCGTAAGGGAAATGAATGCCAACTGAATATGCTCGCGACAACCTTGGTCGCTATCAGACTGATGGATTAAGTGCAAAAGACTTTAACAAGGTCTTCGATCTTATCCGTAAACAGCAGCGTCAGAATCGGCGAAACGCGCGACGTACACTCACCCCAAGGATTATGGGGATGCGTAACCGCGAACTTGAGGCATTCCTCAGCCTTGGGAAAAAGAAAGATGGCACCTACTTTACGCCCGAAGATATACGCAGTTTCAACACCTCAAGGCAGGCTCATAAAACCAAATTCAAGAGCACGGTACCCGGCATTACCTATGCTCAGCTGGTGGCGCAGTCCACCAGCATTGATATAAAACGCGCTAACAACAAGGTTTCTGATGGCACAGGGATCAAAGCCGCGACATTCCTCGGGCTAAAACACAACCTTGCATTGATATCTGTTAATGCCTCGGATGAGTCGGTCCACCAGCATCACCGTGTCAGAATTCGATTTGAGGAATGGGATAAAGCCGTTGAGGAAATTGCTGAAGACGGTGCGAAAAAAGCCCGAATCGCTGCCGATCTCTGCAAGGGCCGGGTATCTTTCGACTGTGATTGTGGACGCCATCAATACTGGTATCGTTATATGGCCACGGCTGGTAACTATGCTGTCGCGCCGCCAAAAGAGTATGCATTCCCCAAAATCCGCAACCCTGATCTGACTGGTGTGGCTTGCAAACATGTTTTGCACGCTATGACGCGTTTTCAGTCTCCCACATGGCACAAGGCCATCATTATTGCCCTGGAAAAAGCAGCTGAACAGGTAGCCTTCGGCGATGACAAGCGGAAGACAACAACCTATTTCAAAGGCGAACTGGCTAAATCGCTCGCGCGCAACCGGACAACAACGACGGATCAGGCTAAAGCGGCGCGTGAGTATGAGTTATATCTGAAATCTCAGGATGCATTAGGCAAAAAACTACGCGCCAAAGATAGCGCCACGGACAACGTTCGCCGGTTGTTAAAAAAAGCTCGCACCACGGCAAACAGGAAGAATGCCGAACTAAAAGCCTCGCGGGTGAGGGAAGCCCAGGCTCGCGCTGAAGCCGACGCTCTCAAAAAAGCCCTGCAAACGCAGGCGAACAACCTCATAAAGTTTTTCATGAGTCAGGGAATGGACAAGGCCGCTGCCACCGCGCAGGCGCGAAGCATTCTTGAGACACAAATTAACGAAGCCCGTAAACGGAAAGGATAATCGATGGCTGGTTTCTTTGATGACATGTTTGAGGACACAGAACCATCACAACAAGTGACTGGTGATAACCTCCCGGACACCGAATCGGATCCGGATATTCCAGGCGAAGGTTCTGAACTGATTGAAGAGGAAGATATTGATGCTGAAATCGAAACCGATGGTGTTAACGTTGGTAATATTGTTGATCCTGTGGAGGACAATCACCTTCCCAATCTGGATCACGGCCTGCTTAGTGATTCTGGTGTGCGCCACCGTTATCAAGGTCATGCAGTTTTTAATAACCTTGTGCGGATGGACTGGCTCAAAGCAATCAAGCTAGACCCTGACTCATTCGATGCAGTTCTGTATCGCGCAATACCTTACAGAAACAAAAATGCACCTGAAACGGCACCTGAAATAATAGAACCGAACCAACGCATATATGACTATCAGGATCCAGAACTGATAACGGCCCTCGACTGCCCGGATGAGATGGACGCCTTCTACGCGCTATACGACGGCAGTGATAATACGGGAATTAGCGACAGTGCTTTAATCCTTCGGTTAGCTGCCGTCAATGTGCCAGTGGGTTCTATGCTCGAATGGCTGGAACAGCTGTCAGACGGCACAACCATTCGCCGCTTCTGGTACATCCATAAAATATTCAATTACGGCACTGCCAGGGTAGGCAGTTTGTTTTATTGCGTGCCTTCACGCGCCTTTGAAGGGAATTTCATCGGTGATTCTGAATAATCAGGAATGGCTACTGGCCATCTTTAAGAAAAAAGGTCTTACTCCAACTGGTAAGCTGGAATTTGCCACTATTGATGGCATTGATTCGGCGCTCGCACAGGCTTTAAACGAAGCGTTCGACTCACAAGTTGTCAGCTTTAATGATCGCATTAACCAGTCGTTCCGGGAGTTCCTGAAACGCACACCAAGAGATCGCATAACGCTCGGCACTTTTAGTGATGTGAAGGAGTGGTTGTCGTCATTTGAAGCCGATCGCGCCGGGCGCAAAGATACAGCCTCTGCTGGCCCGGTAAATAAGCTGGCAATGCCGCTTGTGAATCTGTCTCGTTCTCCCGCGTTTTCAATTTATGAAGGTGAACTGTGCCGGGATAATTACGATGAAGGGCATGTCACCAATGAAAATGATGAGATTGAAGCCCTGGTATCGACTATCCCTTTCTCACTGGAATATTCGCTATGGATAGCCAGTGACGAGAAGGAATCTCTTGGGATGGTTACAACTGCATTAGCATTCTGGCTACGAATGTATGCCAGCCTCGGGCAGGCATCTTTCACTCACAGAGCCAATGTCGGCGGTTATGAGATACCGGTTACCTGTTACATAGAAGGGCAAAAATCAATCGCATTTCAGGATCTGACCACCGGCACCGCCGATAATAGGCTGTTCGCGGTTGGATTGAACCTCACAGTAGTGGCGGAGCTTCCTATCCTGGCTTATATGCAGCAAACCACCGGCACCATAACGGTAAAAGCGAAAATTCTGGAGGAATGAGATGGCCACAAAGACCACCACAGCCCCGGAAACTGATTCAAAACGCACTCAGCTATTCCTGCAATCTGTTTCAATTGGGCAGAACGAAATCCCTCGCGAAATGATCGTAGGATGTACCTATGTCGAACCCGGGGAGCTATCTGGTCCCCAGCTTATGCTCATGGTCAGGGATTCAACGGCTTACGTGGTCAATAAGCTGGGGGTGAAATTTGGGACAATACTGACCGTTTCACTTGGTGATCCGGAAGGTCATGGCGGCATCCTCTTCTCGGAAGAGTTCTTTGTTCTTAAAGCGCCGCGCAAGGACGATACTGTACTGATTTACGCGTTTAGTAACCCGGTGCGGTTATTAAAAGTTCCGTCCACCAGCGCACAGTATTTTGTTGATAAGCCACCATCAGCCGTAGTTTCCTCTCTTGCCCCTGGTCTGAAGGTAAATGCTGACTCATTCAGAAAAACATCCACATACCACCTAAATGTTGGAGAAAAACCGACCAAGGTATTGCAGGAGATAGCCCGGGATACCGGTTCTATGTGCTGGGCATCCAGGGGGACGATCAATTTTAAAAGTATGGAAAAAATGGCAAACGCCGCTCCATCGCTTACTTATGAGTCCGCCAATCCCAACACATCCGGATTTACAATTAGTCAGTTCAACATCCTGAATGCCGATTATGAATACCAGCGCCGCCACAATTACAGAATGGCCAGTTATGACATGACCAAAGGTGTGGTTTACTCAGGTAACCAGGAAGACCCCATTAAATTTACGAGCAATCCCGATCCTACCGCGCTGGCGAACTACAACAAATTCATTCTCCCCCGCCTCGATATGCTGGTGGAAGGAAATGCCGCGCTAACTCCGGGTACGACGCTGAAAATTGTCGTGCATAACACGGCAGGTGACGGAGAACTCGATGAATCAATCCCTGACAAAATGATAGTGATGTCCGTGACTCATTTCGAAGACCGCTTTCGTTTTGTCAGCCGTGCACAGTTAGGAGTGGTGAATGGGTAGTTTGACAGGGAAGTATCGGGCTGTAGTGATAAGCGTCGATGACCCTAAAGGTCTGATGCGTACACAAATACGTGTTGTCGGCATGATGGATGGGTTACCAGATGCCTCATTGCCGTGGGCAGAAGCTATATTGTCCAATGCAAACACGTTTTCACCATTTCTGCCCGGCGATAAAGTATGGGTAGAATTTCCCTACAATGGGGATTCGCGATGGCCATTGATAATCGGTTATGCACAGGATGCATCCGGTGGCGCTCCCAATGTGCCGCCTGAAGCGTCAGGACAAGGTGAAGGCTATGTACCGCCTGAAGTTGAAGGTGCACCAGCACAACCATCAACCAGCGCCAAAAAAGACTTTATTTCGTCGCGGAACGGACTAATGGAGGTCCGGACGGCGGGCGGAGCCTGGGCCGTTACGCACTTGAAAAGTGGAACAACAATCGGGTTCAACGAGGCCGGGGAGTTATATGCCATTTCTCAAGGTCCGGCATTCATCTCTTCCGCAGGAAATCTCGATATAAAGTCAGGCGCGGATGTCGCCCTGAAGGCGGGGGGAAGTATGGCGATAGAGGCCAGCGGGAATCTATCCATAAAAGCCGCTCAAGTCTCTGTTGACAAGGCTTAAGAAAAGCCCGGCGTTCGGGCTTTTCTGTTATGACGGGTTCAATTTTTTATCCGTTACCGCGCGACGGTTTCTGCGTGATAAACGTCTCAAGCATCTTTTCCGCAATTGCCGACCAGGTGTGACACTGGACCTTTTCAGCATTTTTCACGCGATCAACGCGAGCAATAACCTCATCCCAATCAATCCGCGACTTGATAACCATATGGTTCACCAACTCCAGGCGATCCGGCGGAAGGCAATCGGGCGGAGTTAATATCAACGCTCCACACATTGCCGCCTCAAGAACAGTTAATCCAAGGCTTTCGGGATGCGTAACGATAAAAATGTCACTCTTACGCAATTCAGCTGCAAATTCGGTTGCTGGTACCGGAGTCCGTCTGTATGGGGTTACCGAAATATTCCCCGGCTCAATGGTAACCAATCCGTCATCGGTCAGCGTTTTGGCCTCATACGGAACGGTCAGGCGCTGAAGGTTCATAAGGATACTTAAGGAGTGATCAAACCCACTAACATCAAATGCCGCGTGGTCTACAAAAATACGCAGAACATCGTCTGTTTTGGTTTCCAGATGGAACAGCTCCTGATTCGCTGCCCATCCAACATGTTTGTTAAAACGATTATGACGCTCTAACCTGCCGGGATTATCCAGGTACCGCCAGGTATCATCGCGGACAGTAAAAGTAATATCGACTGGTGCCGAATCCAGCATAGAACCGTCATATACCTGGGCTACCCATCCAGAGAATCGGCGACACAGTTGCATGCCTATTTCCCTGGGTACCGTAGTAAAATACCTCAATCCTGGTGCCAAAATGGCCTTCGCAGAACATGCGGTCGCAGCAGTCAACACAGCTTCAACATAATCCTCCGGGCTTTCGACGCCAGGGGAATATGGACGATGGTATTGCAATGTTACCCCTGCCTCACTAAAGGCGCAGGCCAGGTTATAAGCCCACATTTCCGTATATGTTTTCACATCACTGATGGCTGCAAATTTTCGCCCAATGATCAGGATGTTCATCGGCTTTTCCTCATTCCATTGCATTAATAATCCTCTTGCCAGTCAGCACCAGCATAGTTATCAAACCGTGAGTATTGGCCGTTAAAAGCCAATCTCACCGTGCCAATTGGGCCATTTCGTTGCTTTCCGATAATTACCTCGGCAATGCCCTTCATTTCGCTATCCGGGTGATAAACTTCGTCGCGATACAGAAACATAATCAGGTCTGCGTCCTGCTCAATTGCTCCTGATTCACGTAAATCTGAATTTACCGGTCGTTTGTCCGCACGCTGTTCAAGCGATCGATTAAGTTGTGACAATGCCACCACCGGTACTTGTAATTCCTTCGCCAACGCCTTCAGTGAGCGAGAAATCTCGGCAATTTCCAGCGTTCGGTTATCTTGCAGCTCGGGGACGCGCATAAGTTGCAGGTAGTCGATCATAATCATGCTCAAACCACCATTTTCTTTATAAACACGACGAGCGCGGGAACGTAGCTCTGTCGGCGTCAGGGCGCTTGAGTCATCAATAAAAATATTCTGCTTGTCCAACAGAATACCCATTGCGCCAGAAACCCGCGCCCAATCCTCGTCGTTAAGTTGCCCTGTCCGAATACGAGTCTGATCAACGCGTGCAAGAGAAGCCAGTGAGCGCATCATCAGCTGGTGGCTCGGCATCTCAAGGCTAAAAACCAATACGGGCTTATCGTTACGAACTGCGGCATTTTCGACGAGATTCATCGCAAACGTGGTCTTCCCCATAGATGGGCGGGCGGCGACAATGATGAGATCGGACGGCTGAAGCCCTGCCGTCTTCTTATTGAGATCGGTAAATCCCGTATCAAGCCCCGTTACACCATCATGTGGTCGCTGAAACAACTCTTCTATGCGAGATACCGTTGCATCGAGAATGCTGGCGATATCTTTTGGACCACTACCGCTCTTTTGTCGTTTTTCAGCTATTTCAAAAACGCGGCGCTCGGCCATATCCAGCAATTCATTGCTGCCCCTGCCATCCTGCGCATATCCAGCTTCGGCTATTTCATTTGCGACGGAAATCATTTCACGAACAACCGCGCGTTCACGAACAATATCCGCATAAGCACAAATATTTGCCGCGCTGGGCGTGTTCTTTGACATCTCCGCAAGGTACGCAAAACCACCGGCGCGTTCTAATTTACCGTTATGTTCAAGTGCTTCAGCAAGTGTTATCAAATCAATCGGTTTGCCATGACTTAATAACCTCTCCATCTCACTGAAAATTTCACGATGAGCACTGGTATAAAAATCATCAGCAACTATACGATCTGCAACTTCATCCCAGCGGCAGTTATCAAGCATTAAGCCACCAAGTACAGCTTGTTCTGCACTAAGGGAATTTGGCATGGATTCAAGAGGGGATGCAGACATTAGCACTCCACCCAGGCGTGCTGAATGTCAGATATAATCGGCATACTCAAATCACTCCTAACGATATGAGTCATCACCAGAAAATCAGGATTAATGCGCCGGACTCTTCCCGGCTGTCACACCGAATCGCCAGGATGGTGAATCCCTTTACCCGAGAAACAACAAACGGTGGCTTGCACATTCCGGCTACCTGGTTCGTTGCCTGAGCTAGGGGCAAGGTTCCCCCCTTTTAACGTCACCAGACCGCTAACGACGCATGTGCCAGACGCCGTGTTACAACCAAATATGGTGGCCCCTACCGGACTTGAACCGGTGACCGTGCGATTATGAGTCGCCAGCTCTAACCACTGAGCTAAAGGGCCGGATTACTGCCAATTTTGCTTACGCTTTTATTTCACCGGAACAAACGGAACAGCGGTATTACTGGTCATATACTGCGGTAATGTACCGTTCCATTTGTTGATCGCTTCCAACTCCATAACACCGGGGTTCTGGCGCAGAGCTTCACCACGTAAACGAATGGCATCAGCTTCGGCCTGGGCTTTTGTGCGAATAGCATCAGCCTGTCCGGCAGCTTCCGCGCGCAGCATGTTGGCCTCTGCTTCACGTTGTTTGACCTCTTGCTCGCGTTGCAGGGTTTTTTGGTTTGCCGTGACTTTGGCGTTAATACTGTCAATAACTGTTGGCGGGTATTCTGGCTTACCTACATAAGAGAGGCTCATCACCTGAATGCCGATTGGCGTCATTTCTTCCTGAATGTCTTTAAGGGCTGCATCAAGCAATTCAGATTTGCCACCGTCGATAAATTTGTCGGTGGTCATTTTGCTGGCTAACCGGTTCAGAGCATCTGCAACCTTCTGGCGTAGATCGGTATCAGTAATATCATCTACACCTTTGCGATAGGTCTGAAATACCGTTGTGACTTTTGCTGGATCAACCTTGTAGGCTACGCCGATGTGGTAACCAATGGTTGTTCCGTCGCTCATCTGGAAGCTGAACGGCTCATCGTATGTCTTCATTTGCTTAAAGGTCGGGAAGATATAAACTTCAGTATTCAAGCCTGTCCAGTAGCGACCAACGCCAACTACTTCACCGATACCTTTATCATCCCCCAGCTTATTTACTTTGATCCCTACGTTACCTGGCTCTACCCGATCGCATCCGGTCAGACATAAAGAACCCAAAATAATCGCTGCACTAATCAACGTTTTTTTCATTAATTAATTTCCTGGTTTTTTCACGAAAAAAGACTACTGCGAAAGCCGGGTAAATGAGCGCGAGAAGGACTCCCAACAATACAAGTATTGTGCTGTTAGATGAGATCATATTTGGCAAAAGCCAAACATACAGAACCAGTGACACAATCAAACAGAGGACGGCATAAATATATAACCGCACCCATAGCGTTCGACATTTGTTCGGATTGTTCTGCATCCTCTCACTCCATTATTTAACGAATAAAAAAGCTGCGGTGCCGGGTGCCTCCCGGTGTCCTTTGGCTGGTTATCCACCGTGGACGGGGAAACAAGGAGAAATGAATGGACTGATATAACCATTTCCCCGCGTGCGCTTAGCCGCATTCACCGCAACGGAAAGAGCATTCTTGGTGGACCTGTAGATTGGGATATGAACCCGTTACAGGAGAATGCTCTTACCTGTTACGTGCTCCGTTTCGTGGAGCTAACGGCGGGTGATCGGGCCGCACCAGGCTGGACTTATTTCAGCGTTATGCTCATGCCAGAGAATCAAACTGTGATGGTCGGTGCTGAACTCCGACACAGGGTTGTAGCAAGCCCCGCAAAGCGCGCACTACTGTAGTTGCGGCACATCAGCCTGTGCATTCACCACAATGTTGAGAACACTGGTTGTCACGCTGCAACGCAACATTTATTCGTAGATTGGGATATGACCCCGTTACGCCAGTGTTCTCAACGTTGTAGTGCCGGTTACGGTTCCGGCCAGGCCTCTTCCTCAACGGGGTGTTCTCCATACGGACTACCGTTTATTGGTCGTTCCTGCGGTTTATGTTGTGAAGCCAGATGCTTATCTTCTGGTTGCTTCAAAGAGCTGCACTTCATCACAACGGTAAGAGCACTCGATGCATTTAAGCCAAGCCCCATAAGGGAGAATGCCCTTACCTGTTGTGTTGTGATGACCGGTGCTGATCTCCGGCTTGCGGTTATTTCAGACTCTCACGGGCGTTTAATTGCCCCGCCGAACAGCTCTTTTCCGCAATAGCTGCAATGTCTTTCGCGCATCAGCCTGCGCATTCATCACAACGGTAAGGGTACTTCGTAGGGATTCGAACCCTCTGCCAAGCTCGGCGATCTCCGACGTCGCAAAATACCCTTACCTGTTGTGCTGGTGCCGATTAACGGACTCGAACCGCTGACATCCTGCTTACAAGGCAGGCGCTCTACCAACTGAGCTAAACCGGCATTGGCGATGGTGGATGGATTTGAACCATCGACCCGTTGATTAACAGTCAACCGCTCTAACCGCTGAGCTACACCATCACTTGCCGGGTACGTCTCCGGCGAGGGCTTCCACCTCCGTATGCTTTTCGGCGCACCGCGCCCTGGCTGCAATTCGGTAACAGGGGATGCATAACCCTGGCTTCCAGCGTGATTAGCGCCTTCAGCATGACGGGATATACCCGTAAATTCGTGGAACTGTACCCAAAGTGCTGTTAAGCACCGCTGTTACGCTGAAAAGAAGACGCAACAGGAAAGGACGCTGACCAACAGATGGCCCCTTCTCGTTCATCTGGTTAATCACACCAGCGCCCTTACCTGTTGTGCCTCCCCGTTCCCTAATACACAGACGGGGACACTCTGCGGTCGATTTTTTGACGGGGGACGACTCATACCCCGTGGCGTCTGGCTTCTTAGGCCGCTACCATCATCAGATCATCGTTTGCATTTACTTTAATGGTCAGTTTCTAAACCGCCGCAAAGTCGCTAACCATGACGAAAACCCTGAAAAAAACGCCCACCCGAAGATGGGCAAACTGGAAGCTCGTAACGCACTTCGGCGTTGCCACTTAGGCGCATGGTCAACCTGGCAACTCGGTGGTTTGTCTGGGAGGACTAGGCCCAGCCATGCTTACCGCCGCGCCTGTCGCGGCTAACAGCTAAATCGCTCTATAAATCACGATTCATTGAGGCGATATTACACTAATAAATTTATTAGAGCAATACACCCAAAACGTCATGAGCTACACCTCGAGTGTCCCCCTTACAAGACACAGAACGTCTGGCAAAAAGAGGTTCCACTCTGAAGCCACTGTCATGATAAAGCTCTCTGATGTTTGGCGCGCCACTGTTAGTAATGAGAACCTTTGCACCTCGACGATGAGCATCCGTCAACAGAGACACCAGGCGTTTTTGCTCTTCAAACTTAAAGTCATGACCGGAATAGTTCGTGAATCCCTCTGTATTTGGAAGCGGTTCATACGGCGGATCGCAAAAGATGACATCTCCTTCTCCGGCAGCTTCAATCACCGCTGCAAAATCACCGCATACAAACTCAGACCGCCCTTCCGCACCGAGGAAGGCTTCCATCTCCTGTAATGGGAAATACGGAGTTTTATACTTCCCGTAACCGACATTGAACTCACCGGCCTGGTTGTAACGCGTCAATCCGTTAAAACAATGTCGGTTCAGGAACAAAAACGCCGCTGCGCGATGTAAATCATCATAGACTTGTTTGTTAAACGCATTCCGTACTGCCAGGTATCCTTCCTGTGTGTTGTAGTCCTGGAAGAAACGATGCGCCAGTGTGATAAGTGAATGCGCCTCGCGTTGCAGAGTCTTGTAAAAGTTAATCAGGTCAGCATTCACATCATTTAGCAGATTTTCCTGGTATCCGGCATTCGTGAAGACAGCTCCGCCACCGACAAAAGGTTCGATCAGGCGCTTCCCTTCTGGCAAATAGCGAAAGATTTGTTCCAGAACACCAAATTTTCCACCAGCCCATTTGAATATGGACCGTTCGAATTCTGCCGCTGGTTTAACTTTTCGCTCTTTTGTTTCACTTCCTTCTTTCTGCCGACATACGGCCTTAGTAATCCGATCGCCAATCCAGCGCATTACTGGTATTGCCATACTATTGCCGATCGCTTTGTAACGCGGTCCGTCAGCTGCAAGCATCGCGGCCTCTTCTTCGCTTAAATCTGGATAGTGATTGCGAAGATATGCCAGTTCATCTGAATTAACTTTTTTACGCTTTTCCGTCGGGATCAACGTATGCCCATCAGGAAAACCTTGCAGCCTTTCACATTCGACAGGGGTAAGACGGCGGACAGCTACTTCTGCGTTTCTTACTTCATAGCAAACAGCTGTTGGATTTTTAGCCATTAGAGATGGTGAAGTATTCTTAGTTGCAGCATGTTGTGTACCGCTCATACGCTCAGGAAAAGCCAATGTAACAAGATGCTCATGGCTTTCTTGCTCACGTGCCCGCAATGTACCATGCCCTTCTGACCAAAAACCTGCTCCTGTGCTGCTAAAAACGGCAAGGTCAGTGGCATCTTTAAAATCTCTTGCCTTTACTGTCGATGCGGTTTCATCGTCAATATATTCCCCAAATGCTGCCATCCTGAAAGCGTTTACGGCTTTCGTCGATTTCATACCGGGTGGCATGTCAGCGTGTAGGCATGGATTTAGGCTTTCGCCACTGATTGCAGCGCCATTTGCAATAATGGCGGAAGCGATTTCCTTCTTTTTTCGGCTCGGCGCAATATTCCGACGCACGCCTTCGAACTCAAAAAGTACCGTTGCGGGATCGAGGTCTGTTCGAGCACTTGCGACAACAAACACGCGTCGGCGTCGTTGTGCCACTCCGAAGTATTGGGCATCAAGGATTCTCCAGGCCACCTTTCGCTGCGGTCCATAAATACAACCACACTGCGGCCACTTTGGAGCATGGCAACCGGTTTTGCCATCCCACCGCCAGAACGCGTTACTTTTTCCTGATTCAGGTCGATCACCTGGTTCAAATGGCGCATCTTCTCCAGCCAATCCGGCAAGGAAACATCCGAAGGCGTTATCTGCCGATGACAGGACTCCTGGGACATTTTCCCAGACGATAACTGTCGGTTTGAGGAAGGACTCAGACCGTTTGTCGTCAATTGCATTTGCAAGCTCCACATACTTCAAAGTTAGCGCGCCGCGTTCATCATCAAGCCCACCACGTAAGCCCGCGATACTGAATGCCTGACAAGGCGTACCCCCGACGAGCACATCAGGGGATTCGATTTCCCCAGCCAGGACTTTTTTGGCAAGTTTTGTCATGTCGCCAAGGTTGGCGACATGGGGCCAGCGGTGCGCAAGAACGGCAGATGGAAAAGGCTCGATTTCAGCAAACCACGCCGGACGCATACCCAACGGTTCCCAGGCAATACTCGCGGCTTCAATTCCACTGCAAACAGATCCATAGCACAGCTCTTTCACTGCTTAGCCTCTCCACCAAGGGCATTTACCAGAGCATCAACCAGGCACGAAATTTCACTGGTCAACAGGAAGAAATCTGCGTCCAGTCGCTGCGCAACATCTTCACTATCAATATCAGAGTTCTGCTCAAGCAATTCATCCGCAAATTTGACGCTGGTAAGGCTGAAGTTATGGTCCAGTGTAAATTTAATGCGGTTCTGCCAGTCGAGTGCCAACTTAGTAACGAGCTTGCCAGCTTCCAGGTGTGTGGAAATTTCATCGCTTCCCAAATCCTGCTTTTTCACTCGGGCAATACCGCCATCCTCAAGCACTGCCTTAAGTTCTGCCGCATCCCCCATTTGAAATCCCTGTGGAGCACTACCATCACGTACCCAGTCGGTCAGCGTTAATTCAATGGGATTTTCAACACTCAGGGGAACAACAGGAAGAGAACCCAGAGACTTACGCATAAGCGCGAGCATATCCTCTGCCTGCCGCGCGCTGGCATTGATATAGATACGTTTAGTTGAACCGTCGTAGATCGCCTGGATAACAGAAAACTTTGAAAAAGCCCGTGGCAGAAGAGAATGCAGAACTTCGTCTTTCAGGGAGTCCTTCTCTGTTTTCTTCAGTTTACGCGCTTGTTCTTGCTCAAGTTTTTCAATTTTTTCTTGAATAGCTCGCTGGATAACCGACGGGGGAAGAATTTTTGTTTCGCGCTTTGCTTCAACAAGGATAAAACCATTTCCATGCATAGCGATAACTTCGGAATTATCACCAAATGGAGATACAAAACCGAACTTGGCCATATCCTGACTACCGCATGGCGTGAAAAGGATCATTTTCTTTTTATCTTCTAAGTCGGTCAGATCCGCCTCACGAGAAAGTTTATAAATAGTAATGTTTTTCCAGTGCTTAAACATGTTGTAACCCTTGAATATCAACCACAGAAAGCTCGTCTTTGTAGAAAAAGGCCAGGTTGTGGCACCCCCTCGTTTGAGCGTATGAGCTGGGACCAATTTCGTTCTTCCAGACAAATGGCTTCAAATCCGTACGGCGAAGCATAAAAACGCGATTTGTTCCGCTCTGATTCCCAATGAGGCAAAAGCCTTCTTTCACCTTGATAGCCTGCAAGTTGTCGAGTTCACCGCTGGTTACACGGCTATCGAACTCCTTGCGGCTTATTAGCTCCATCTGCATCTGACGACTCCAAACAAATGCCCATTGAAGGGCGACGGCTGAATGGTACCGAAAACACGACATAAAAAACAATATTTATTAGAGCAATTTTGCAATAAGTAAACGCCATGCAGACCACAAATAACCTAAGTTAAAATAACGAAAATCAGAGCAAATCATTGGTGATGACGTGGCAAGTATTGCAACAAAAGACAGCATTTGTTCGGGGCACGGAGGATTCCCATCCAGGCCTCCCGTAGAGAGCGAACCACTACTTAAAGTCAACGGAGTCGAAGTGTTAGTTGATGGTAAGCAATATGCACAGCATACCGATGGGAACAGCACGCACGGCGGGCAAGCTATATCAACCAGGGCATGGTTTACCGTCAACGGGAAAGGGATCGTATGCGTTGGTGATCCTGTTTCATGCGGCTCTACCGTTGCAGCCGGAGACGGCCTGGTTCAGGTAAGTTAGGAGATATCATGCTGGAAAAAGACTACCAGTTATCCGCATATAAAAAATTGGCCGCCGCCGGTGGGATGAAAACACCTGGTGCCATAACATCGGCACGAAACAGTGCTAACACAGCAAAACTGCTTGCAGAAGAATTGACCGGATTAATTCTGGATACAATTGTCTATCCCGACACTATTACCAGCTATGTTTCAACGATCAGAACAACCGCAACCGGTTTAACGAATATTGGAGGGCTGGCAACTCAGCACGCGGACCTGTTGGCTGGTTATGCTGATCTGTCAATGCTCCTTCAACTCGATATTGGTTGGGATGTTTACTGTCGTGCTAATGAGCGAGAAGTTTCAGAACTGCCGATCTCTATTGCCATTGGTGACGCGACTACAACGAAATCGCTTGAGGACGCTGTAAATGCGCTTAATACGTCGAGTTTAGTCGCTGCTATGGAGGACATTAACCAGACCCTTAACACAGGCTCAGGAAGCTCGTCAGGCTCTGATTCAGGTGGCGGCGCAGTCACTCCCCCACCAGCACTGACAGAACAACAAGTTGAAGCACTGAAGGAAGCTACTGAACAATTTGGTGCTTTTTTCGACCAGACAACAGTACCGGTAGCAGCATTGCAACAGCAGTATGAACGAGCGAAGGAAAGCGCCAGCGTAGCCATAACTGCTTATAACCATGCTATCGGTACCGCGCTTGCGGAAGCATCAGCAAATAAGGCCAGCACAGCCAGCGCAGTTGCCGCTTTGGTTCCTGATTCTGTTCTTGATGAATTAAACAAAGCGGCACAGTAACAAAGGACTTCATTGATAATTTTTCTTCAGGAGGAAGACATGTCATTCTTTTCTACGTTAAAAACAGCTTTGTCTTTGAAGGAGAAACTTGCTGCTACTGGTGTTCTTGTTCTGATTTGCGCACTTGTTGGTGCTGGGTTTGCATGGGAACGTCATCAGCTAAAGCAAGCCATAGAGAAAATTGGCAGTCTTGATCAGGCTGTTAAGGAACGTGATAAGTCAATAATGGATCTTAACCAGACCATTGAGACGATGAACAAAGCAGAGCAACATTTTCACAGCCAGGAAGTGAAAAATGAATCAGAACAAGCCAAGTATGCTGACAGGCAAATGGAACGAAAAGCTGAAGTTCAGAAACAACTGGTTGCGGCGGGTAATGTTCGCCAGCGCATTCCTGCTGACACTCAGCGGTTGCTCCGGGAGTCGATCAGCGAATTTAACGCCGACGCCGACAAAGGTTAACCACCCTGCCCCCAAAAGTGCATTTATGTGCAGAATGCCAGAGTTTAGCAGTGAATATTTTGATGATCTGCCAGCGTATATCCTCGATACAGAAACGATGCTGAAGGGGATTAACAGGAAGAATCGCAACGTTAATGATTACAACCGTGCTATCAGCGGTAACTAAAAGGAAAAACTATGTCCGATATGGAAATTGAAAAAGAGATTCTGGCCAAAGGCAAAACAGCACCACGCCTGACTCCTGATCACATCGAGAGTGTGATTGCCGAAGAGCATTATTTCACAGCTTTTGACGGCATTCGCGCTGCGCACGAAGGCGTTCGTGAGGTGCTGTCTGTTCATCCCTCTACGCGTAGCCTGACCATCTGTGTCTTGGTGCTGTGCAATGGATTCATTGTTACCGGGGAAAGCGCCTGTGCCAGCCCTGAAAATTTCGACGCGGAGATTGGCCGTAAGGTGGCCCGTAAGAACGCCATTGAGAAAATCTGGCCGCTGGAAGGTTATCTGCTGAAGCAAAAGCTCAGCGAGCAGATTTAATCAACTGTAGAAATCGTAATATCAACACTCATGACTTTACTTTGGCAGGAAGCCACTAAGGACAAACAACATGTTTGCGGTTAAACAAGAAATAAACAACGCTACTTCTTTGTTCGAAATTGAGAGTATTACCGTTGGATATCCTGGGTCAGATCAATTTAAACAGGCGTTCGAGATTGCTGAAGAACTGGGTATCAAAACGCCTGATGCGATTGAATATATCCCTGTTGCGTACGAAGATGAGGAGATGACAAAGGCAATCGGGGAAGAGCAAACTTTGAGTACAGAGCGTAAGGATGTACAGCGGGATGACTGTATCGCCGTGATTTGCTCTGGGGTTGCTTCTGAAATGTTCCCCGACCTCCCTGCCATAGGAGGTGTTGGTTATCAATTCCTCTACAAAGGTGATACGTTACGCATCTATACAAGTAGTTTGTTGATCGAAGAAGTAGGTACGGAAAACGACAACTAATTCGCTTCAACTCTTCACAGAAATCGGTCCTCAGTGGCCGGTTTTTCACTTATCCACATTATCCACTGGGTAGATCCAATAATCAGGTCCATACAGATCCCAATTAGATCCATATAGATCCCTGATCGTTGCAGGCCGCGCCACGTCTGGCTTAGAAGTGTATCGCGATGTGTGCTGGAGGGAAAACGATGTGTGCTGGAGGGATAAAAATGTGTGCTGACGGGTTGCTAATGTGTGCTGGCGGGATATAGGATGTGTGCTGACGGGAAAGCCTGGGTAGTTATCACCACTTATAAAAACTATCCACACAATTCGGAAAAAGTAATATGAATCAATCATTTATCTCCGATATTCTTTACGCAGACATTGAAAGTAAGGCAAAAGAACTAACAGTTAATTCAAACAACACTGTGCAGCCTGTAGCGTTGATGCGCTTGGGGGTATTCGTGCCGAAGCCATCAAAGAGCAAAGGAGAAAGTAAAGAGATTGATGCCACCAAAGCGTTTTCCCAGCTGGAGATAGCTAAAGCCGAGGGTTACGATGATATTAAAATCACCGGTCCTCGACTCGATATGGATACTGATTTCAAAACGTGGATCGGTGTCATCTACGCGTTCAGCAAATACGGCTTGTCCTCAAACACCATCCAGTTATCGTTTCAGGAATTCGCTAAAGCCTGTGGTTTCCCCTCAAAACGTCTGGATGCGAAACTGCGTTTAACCATTCATGAATCACTTGGACGCTTGCGTAACAAGGGTATCGCTTTTAAGCGCGGAAAAGATGCTAAAGGCGGCTATCAGACTGGTCTGCTGAAGGTCGGGCGTTTTGATGCTGACCTTGATCTGATAGAGCTGGAGGCTGATTCGAAGTTGTGGGAGCTGTTCCAGCTTGATTATCGCGTTCTGTTGCAACACCACGCCTTGCGTGCCCTTCCGAAGAAAGAAGCTGCACAAGCCATTTACACTTTCATCGAAAGCCTTCCGCAGAACCCGTTGCCGCTATCGTTCGCGCGAATCCGTGAGCGCCTGGCTTTGCAGTCAGCTGTTGGCGAGCAAAACCGTATCATTAAGAAAGCGATAGAACAGCTTAAAACAATCGGCTATCTCGACTGTTCAATTGAGAAGAAAGGCCGGGAAAGTTTTGTAATCGTCCATTCTCGCAATCCAAAGCTGAAACTCCCCGAATAAGTGTGTGCTGGAGGGCAGCTGCATTCAAAAAATGTGTGCTGCCGGGAAGGCTTGTCCAATTTCCTGTTTTTGATGTGCGCTGGAGGGGGACGCCCCGCAGTTTGCCCAGACTTTCCCTCCAGCACACATCTGTCCATCAGTCTTTCCCTCCAGCACACATATTTGATACCAGCGATCCCTCCACAGCACATAATTCAATGCGACTTCCCTCTATCGCACATCTTAGACTTTTATTCTCCCTCCAGCACACATCGAAGCTGCCGGGCAAGCCGTTCTCACCAGTTGATAGAGAGTGAAGCCTGGCTGCCCGTTGAAGCAGGAAATCACCAAAATGATTCAGGCTACAACCTGAACATAGAAGAAATCCGCGTCCTTTATACGTGGAGGATGCCAAAGCATGTTGTGACACACTTGGCAAAGGAGTAAACATGCAGAGAATGCTATGTACAAGCATCTACGCATACATTATTATTTTATGCAGCATTTTTAATTAAATTCAAAAATACAGCATAAAGGATGACTTTCGATGAGTGATTCCAGCCAGCTTCACAAGGTTGCTCAAAGAGCAAACAGAATGCTCAATGTTCTGACTGAACAAGTACAGTTGCAAAAGGATGAGCTACACGCGAACGAGTTTTACCAGGTCTATGCGAAAGCGGCACTGGCAAAATTGCCTCTACTGACTCGAGCGAACGTTGACTATGCCGTAAGTGAAATGGAAGAAAAGGGCTATGTTTTCGATAAACGCCCTGCTGGCTCTTCAATGAAATATGCGATGTCAATTCAGAACATCATTGACATATATGAACATCGCGGAGTGCCAAAATACCGGGATCGCTACAGCGAAGCGTATGTGATTTTCATCTCCAATCTTAAAGGCGGTGTGTCAAAAACTGTATCGACGGTTTCTCTGGCGCATGCAATGCGTGCCCACCCTCATCTTCTGATGGAAGATTTAAGGATTCTGGTTATTGACCTTGATCCGCAATCTTCAGCAACGATGTTTTTAAGCCATAAACACTCTATTGGTATCGTAAACGCAACATCTGCACAGGCTATGTTGCAGAATGTAAGCCGTGAAGAGCTGTTAGAGGAGTTTATTGTTCCTTCTGTTGTACCTGGGGTTGACGTTATGCCTGCGTCGATTGACGATGCCTTTATTGCATCCGATTGGAGAGAGCTGTGCAATGAGCATCTACCGGGTCAGAACATCCATGCTGTCCTGAAAGAAAATGTGATTGATAAGCTGAAGAGCGATTATGACTTTATCCTCGTTGATAGTGGTCCTCACCTTGACGCCTTCCTGAAAAATGCTTTGGCCTCGGCCAATATACTGTTTACACCTCTGCCGCCAGCAACTGTCGATTTCCACTCATCGCTTAAATACGTTGCCCGCCTTCCTGAGTTGGTGAAACTCATTTCGGATGAAGGCTGCGAGTGCCAGCTTGCGACTAACATTGGTTTTATGTCCAAGTTGAGTAACAAGGCAGATCATAAGTATTGCCATAGCTTGGCTAAAGAAGTGTTCGGTGGGGATATGCTCGATGTCGTCCTCCCTCGCCTTGACGGTTTTGAACGTTGCGGCGAGTCTTTTGACACTGTTATTTCAGCTAACCCGGCAACGTATGTTGGTAGTGCTGATGCATTGAAGAACGCGCGAATTGCCGCGGAAGATTTTGCTAAAGCAGTTTTTGACCGTATTGAATTTATCAGATCTAACTGAGGAGTAAGAAACCCCCATGTCAAAGAAAAACAGACCAACAATTGGGCGAACCCTTAATCCTTCAATATTAAGCGGATTTGATAGTTCTTCAGCCTCTGGCGATCGAGTCGAGCAGGTATTCAAGTTATCAACTGGTCGCCAGGCCACATTTATTGAAGAGGTAATACCTCCGAACCAGGTAGAAAGCGATACCTTTGTTGATCAGCATAACAACGGGCGTGACCAGGCATCTCTTACGCCAAAATCATTAAAAAGTATCCGAAGCACTATTAAGCATCAGCAATTTTACCCTGCAATAGGTGTTAGACGGGCTACAGGGAAAATTGAAATTTTGGATGGTTCCCGGCGTCGAGCTTCTGCCATCTTAGAGAACGTAGGGTTGCGGGTTTTAGTCACGGACCAGGAGATCAGCGTTCAGGAAGCGCAAAATTTAGCGAAAGACGTTCAGACAGCATTGCAGCACAGCATTCGAGAAATAGGTCTGCGTTTGATGCGAATGAAAAATGATGGGATGAGTCAGAAGGATATTGCAGCCAAGGAAGGGCTGTCTCAGGCGAAAGTCACGCGTGCTCTCCAGGCAGCGAGTGCTCCGGAAGAATTAGTCGCCCTTTTCCCTGTGCAGTCGGAATTAACCTTTTCGGACTACAAAACGCTTTGTGCTGTTGGCGACGAAATGGGGAACAAGAATTTAGAGTTTGATCAGCTTATTCAAAACATATCCCCGGAAATAAACGACATCTTATCCATTGAAGAAATGGCCGAAGATGAAGTTAAAAATAAAATCCTGCGCTTGATAACAAAGGAAGCCTCACTACTCACGGATAAAGGTTCTAAAGATAAGTCCGTAGTTACTGAATTATGGAAATTTGAGGACAAGGATCGCTTTGCAAGGAAGCGCGTGAAAGGCCGTGCATTTTCTTATGAGTTTAATCGACTTTCAAAAGAGCTACAGGAAGAACTCGACAGGATGATTGGGCATATCCTTAGAAAGAGCCTCGATAAAAAGCCGAAGCCTTAAACTTTCGCCATTCAAATTTCACTATTAACCTACTGTTTTTAAAGTAAATCACTCTAAAATTTCAAGGTGAAATCGCCACGATTTCACCTTGGATTTTACCTTCCTCCCCTACTCCCGAAAAAAAATAAAAAAATTGCTTGTCACGAGAAAGTCAACAAGTGACTTTCAATAAAATCTCTTCCGAAAAGGGATTCACACAAGTGCCTTGTGTTTAAGGAAGAGTAAATTGAGTAACTTACGCGAATACCAGAATCGTATTGCAGATATCGCAAAACGCTCTAAAGCTGTGCTTGGCTGGGCAAGCACTGCGCAGTTCGGTACTGATAACCAATTCATTAAAGATGATGCCGCGCGTGCCGCATCTATCCTTGAAGCTGCACGTAAAGACCCAATTTTTGCGGGTATCTCTGATAATGCCACCGCTCAAATCGCTACAGCGTGGGCAAGTGCACTGGCTGACTACGCCGCAACACATAAATCTATGCCACGTCCGGAAATTCTGGCCTCCTGCCATCAGACGCTGGAAAACTGCCTGATTGAGTCCACCCGCAATAGCATGGACGCCACCAATAAAGCGATGCTGGAATCAGTCGCGGCAGAGATGATGAGTGTTTCTGACGGGGTTATGCGTCTGCCTTTATTCTTGGCGATGATCCTGCCTGTTCAGTTGGGGGCAGCTACCGCTGATGCGTGTACATTCATTCCGGTTACGCGTGACAAGTCCGAAATCTATGAAATCTTTAACGTAGCGGGTTCTTCTTTTGGCTCCTATGCTATTGGTGATGTTCTGGACATGCAATCCGTTGGCGTGTACAGTCAGTTGCGCCGCCGCTATGTGCTGGTTGCAAGCTCCGACGGCACCAGCAAAACTGCAACCTTCAAGATGGAAGATGTCGAAGGTCAGAATGTCCCGATTCGCAAAGGTCGCACAAACATCTACGTTAACCGTATTAAGTCTGTTGTTGATAACGGCTCCGGTACTCTGCTTCACACATTCAATAACAAAGCAGGCGAACAAATCACTGTTACTTGCTCTTTGAATTACAACGTTGGTCAGATTGCCCTGTCGTTCTCCAAAGCGCCGGATAAAGGCACTGAGATCGCCATTGAGGCGGAGATCAATATAGAAGCAGCTCCTGAGCTGATCCCACTTATCAACCACGAAATGAAGAGTTACACCCTGTTCCCAAACCAGTTCGTCATCGCGGCTGAGCACACGGTACAGGCGGCGTATGAAGCACAGCGTGAATTTGGTCTGGATCTTGGCTCCCTACAGTTCCGCACCCTGAAGGAATACCTATCCCATGAGCAAGATATGCTTCGTCTTCGTATCATGATTTGGCGAACTCTTGCGACCGACTCCTTTGATATTGCACTACCAGCTAACCAGACCTTTGATGTGTGGGCAACCATCATTCGAGGCAAATTCCAGACGGTATATCGCGGTATTATTGAGCGTGTTAAATCTTCTGGTGCGATGGGGATGTATGCCGGTGCTGATGCGGCATCTTTCTTCAAACAATTGCCGAAGGATTTCTTCCAGCCAGCAGAAGATTACATCCAGACCCCATACGTCCACTACATTGGCACTCTGTTCGGCAACGTCAAAGTGTTCGAAGTACCAGAAGGTATTTGTACGAACCTGACCGCCGACGGTATCCAGTTCAGCCCAATGGATGTGCTGTGCTACGTCCGTGATGAAAATCCGGGCAAAGCGGGCTTCGTAACTGGTGATGCAGTCCCGGCTGTCCCATTCCAGCATCCGACCACCCCGGCACTAGTCAACCGAACCACTCTGTGGGGTTCGGCTATCAACGATATGCATCCACGCAACGGTGCTGACTACTTCACCCGTGTAACTCTGACTATGGCAAAAAATGGCGGAATTAACTTCCTGACCGGTAACACGATTGATGCTGGTGACTCTGAGTAATCAGGGGAAGCTCTCCGTTTAACATAGCGCCCCCGCGCGGGGCGCATAACAGGGAAAGTTATGTCTCAATATTCAATTCAACAGTCATTAGGTAATGCATCCGGCGTCGCGGTTAGCCCGATCAATGCCGATGCGACGTTATCTACCGGTGTTGCATTAAATAGCAGCTTGTGGGCTGGTATTGGCGTATTTGCGCGTGGCAAGCCGTTTACTGTTCTTGCGGTTACTGAGTCCAATTACGAAGATGTTCTTGGCGAACCGCTGAAGCCGTCTTCCGGCTCACAGTTTGAACCAATTCGCCATGTGTACGAAGCTATTCAGCAAACGTCTGGTTATGTTGTCCGTGCTGTTCCGGATGATGCGAAGTTCCCGATTATTATGTTCGATGAATCAGGCGAACCGGCTAACAGTGCGTTGCCATACGGTTCTGAAATTGAACTTGATAGCGGCGAAGCCTTTGCTATCTACGTTGATGATGGTGATCCGTGTATTTCACCTACCCGTGAGTTAACCATCGAAACGGCAACAGCGGACAGCGCGGGTAATGAACGCTTCCTCTTAAAACTGACCCAGACGACTTCGCTCGGTGTGGTAACGACCCTGGAGACACACACTGTGTCTTTGGCGGAAGAAGCGAAAGATGACATGGGCCGCTTGTGTTATCTGCCTACGGCTCTGGAAGCCCGTTCTAAATATCTGCGTGCGGTTGTTAATGAAGAGCTGATTTCTACAGCGAAAGTAACAAATAAAAAATCGGTGGCATTCACTGGCGGTACCAATGGCGATCAGTCGAAAATCTCAACCGCTGCTTACCTGCGTGCGGTTAAAGTGCTGAATAATGCGCCGTACATGTACACCGCTGTTCTTGGCCTGGGCTGCTATGACAATGCGGCTATCACCGCATTAGGTAAAATCTGTGCAGATCGCCTGATTGATGGCTTCTTTGATGTCAAACCGACATTAAGGTACGCAGAAGCACTAACAGCTGTTGAGGGTACCGGTTTACTTGGTACCGATTATGTAAGCTGTTCTGTCTATCACTACCCGTTCTCCTGCAAAGACAAATGGACCCAATCCCGTGTGGTCTTCGGTCTGTCTGGCGCGGCGTATGCGGCGAAAGCTCGTGGCGTCAAGAAAAACTCTGATGTCGGCGGTTGGCATTACTCACCGGCTGGTGAAGAACGTGCCGTCATTGCTCGTGCGTCAATTCAACCGCTGTATCCGGAAGATACCCCGGACGAAGAAGCAATGGTCAAGGGCCGTCTCAATAAAGTATCTGTTGGCACCTCTGGCCAGATGATCATCGACGATGCTTTAACTTGCTGCACGCAGGATAACTATCTGCACTTCCAGCACGTCCCATCCCTGATGAATGCAATCAGTCGTTTCTTTGTCCAGTTAGCCCGACAGATGAAGCATAGCCCGGACGGTATTACTGCGGCTGGCCTGACTAAAGGGATGACCAAACTTTTAGATCGCTTTGTCGCCTCCGGCGCTCTGGTGGCTCCTCGTGATCCCGATGCTGACGGTACAGAACCGTATGTGCTGAAAGTTACGCAGGCGGAATTCGATAAATGGGAAGTAGTCTGGGCCTGCTGCCCGACTGGCGTAGCCCGTCGTATCCAGGGCGTACCGCTGCTTATTAAGTAAGGGAATACAATGAGCAAAAACTTTTTTCAATCCGGGGCATTTTTGGGGAATGGACTGTCCCGTTTCGCTTTGAACTCTGATCCTGTGCAGCTGATGGAGTCTGCCCGAGCAAGCGCCGAACCGCCAACAGATCCGGTTATTAATAATAATCCGGAACCGGCGGCACAGACTAACGATAACGTTCCATCTGCCCCGGCTCCAGAGCAAATCCTGGAAGGGAAAGACGGTAAAGAATGGACCGTCGAACAGGCGCACCAGATGATTCTGGAAGCTGCAAATCGAAGTGCTATGCAGAATGCGTTGAGTGATGCGGCCGACGCCGTTTTCTCCTGGGCTGATAGCGGTGATCTGACTTTCGACTCCCTTGATGGTTTCGTTCAGGCTATCGCTGGTATCTCTGATGACGACGACTCCGAAGTTACAGAAGAACAGGACGATGCCTATAACGAAGCATGGGCAAATGTTGCTGACTTCCTCGCAGCATGCGGTGTAGATGATGACCTGATCGAAGCACTGGCTGACGATGAAGACGACGACGCTGCTGCTGATGTTGGTGCCTCTATCGCTGGTTTAGATAGCGACGACCGCGACGAACTGGAAGCGGCGTTTGTTGTTGCTGGCACTTCTGATGAAATGCTGACTGAAGCATTTAAGAAGGTTGTTCGTAACGGTGAGATCAAACTCATCCGTAAACGCCTGCGTAAAAAACGTCTGACTGCGGCTCAAAAATCGGCGCTGAAAAAAGCGCGTCGAAAAGCCCAGACCGGCGCGGCAAAACTTGCCCGCAAAAAGTCAATGAAACTGCGCCGTAAGCGCCTTGGCTAAAGGAGGAGGCCGGAGAACTCCGGCCTTTAACTTGAATGGCACCTATACCTTATGGGGTTTACAGCCAGGCTGACGGTGTATCGCCATTTCTGAAAGTTACTTTAACGAACTCTCAGTACCAGGTTACCGGATATATCAGCCAGGGAGCGGCAATGAACATGGCCCAGAATTGGGAAGCGCCGTTTACCGGTATGTCCATGGGATCTGTTTCTGGTGCTCTGGGTGGTTTTGTGCAAGTAGGTACTGAAACAACGTCGGTTGCCCGTTGGAATAGCTTAATGGTTTGGGAAGGGGGGACTCCGCCGACGTTCACGCTGCCTGTAACTTTCATTGCTTTGAACAATCCATTCATTGAAGTTTCAGGCGCTATCGCCGCGTTGACAGCCATGATTAGCCCGGAACTAAAAGCGGCCAATGTTGGTGGTCGAATCCCGGAGCGCGTGACGCTAAACATTGGTCGCCGGATCAACATCACCGATGTCGCCATCCAGGACTTAAGTTTTGATCTCGATGCGCCAAGGGACAGTAATGGATATTTCCTGAAAAACACCGTCAACCTCCAGTTGACCGGTTCTTCGATATATAACAGCTCCGATATTGTTCGGGCGTTCCAGTAAAAGGATTTTATATGGGGCACAATAACACTAAGGGAAACCGTAAATTTATTAAGGGCCGCTATACTGCCAACGCGGCCAAAGGCGAACGACTGGTATCTTCTGAATTCCAGCTCACTTTTGCAGGCCATGAAGATATCAGCGTACTGGTTCGCACGTCGCAAATCCCTGAAATGACACGCGAGGATGTGGAGGACTATGGTCCGAATGGTGTGAAGTTCAACCAGCACGGACCAATTCGAAACTCTGGGGAAATCCAGGTCCAGTGCGTGGAGACTATCGAAGGCGATATTCTTCAGTTCATCAAGGATCGCATTGCGGCGAAGGACTATGTTGATATCACGATGGCTGCTACCCCTGAATCCAAATCTTCCGGGGTTAACGCTGTGACAAAAGCTGCTACAACAATTGAAATGTTGGACTGCAAAATCTACAGTGATGCAATCGACTTTAGTACCGAAGATGTGACTGCCGCTGTGCGCCCGTCACTTCGTATCGTCTACAACTGGATTGAGTGGGATTAAGAGTCATCCCTTGTATTTTAAAGCTCCTTCGGGAGCTTTTTTTATAACTATTTTATATAAGAATGCATCGATAACATTGTCTTGAGTTTTATGTTAGATTATTAATGTTCTAATAAACTACAATTATTGAGGTAGATGTTTGTGCCTGTACTGTTAAAGGGGGACTCTAAAATGGCTGTGATTCCAATGTCGTACTCCCCGGGTACTGTCGCTCGTCGATTTTCGATCCTGGACGGAGTTACCATCCAGGGTGTGCTTTACCAGGTTATATGGGATTCCAAAACCCCATTTGCAGCTGTAATAGAGGCTGCGCCTTCTGTTATCGATGGTGATATGCGCCATAAGGTTGTCGCTACTCTTGAACTTCAACGTCGCCCGCAGCTTGAAGGCGTACTGGTAAGGAAGTTCTGGGAGGATAGCGATGTTGCCCAGATTGAAGGTATCGTGGTTGATGGAACCGTCCGGGATGTCGGTTTAGCTACTTTTGTTTACGAAACCGTAGCCTCAAAAGCTGGTGTTGTTTTGCTCAGTGATAATGAGCAATACGAAGGTGGAAAAGCTCTTTGGCAACACATCGCCCGTCGCTCTTCCGAGCTAAAAGTGTTTATCCTCGACACCGATGCCGCTCAGTATTACCCGTTTGACGGCGAACGTGTTTGCTATGACGGGGTAAGTATTCCTGAATCCGAGATATGGAGTGAACACCCAGATCGAAGTAAGCATGGGGTTGTTCTGGTCGCTGAATCCATAATTGGAAAGGCGGCATAGCAGTAAAAAATTCCTTGCTCCTAAAAAGGGGAGAGGGCTAATCTACGTATGCTAAGCATAGATATGGCCTCAGATTAATGTTAAGCGTCTTGCAGGACGCGTAATGTTATCTGGGGCTTTCTTCTATCTGCTTGTCGGGTAATGCCTGAAGCAGATAGCCTCAAGCACCCGCAGCGATTGTATCAATGTCTGGCTTTTTTTCTATAGAAATCACCTGGAAGGGTGAATATCCACATCAGAAGAAATGTTGCAGCAAACATGATCCCTAATGGCCAGACCGCGCCAAAGAAAATCCATACTAAGATCTCCTCTGCTCGTTCTTTGCGGTCGATATCGACAAGCATTTTTCGGCTGATCATGTATACACAGAAGCCAATACAAACATATCCTGCAAAAGCGATCGCTAACTGTAAAAAATCAGATTGCATCTCCGACCTCAAACTGAAAACGCCAGGTGACTCCAGATTAGAGCAATCTATCACCCTCTGAATCCTGCCGGTATACCCCATTTTTCGTTATCTTTATTTTTGGCTAAAACCGCATTAAGAGCTTCGTTTACCGTCATGCAATGCGGCAAATTATCGAAGTTTGATACCCCGCCAATATCAGGAGAACGCTTGTTCTTCAGGTAAGCATATTTCCGCGCTGCCGCCTCTACTTTCTGCTTGAACTCATGTTTTTGTGCGCGTTTTTTGGATAACCGCAGATTGTCAGCCTTTGCTTTTGTCTCAGCGATCCATGAAGTCAATTTTTTGAGTCTGCTCGTTCCGGCACCGCCGGAAACTGATCTTTTTGTTTTTTTAACTTGTGACTTCTTATTCTTTATTGCCACGTCATCCTGACAGGGGGAGGGGGTATCATTTTGACATGGGGGTGTGGATAAAAAATTAAATAAAGCCAATGTCTTAGCGAGAACAGCTTTAACCTTGGTTGCCGCTGAAGAGATCTTTAATTTGCTTTCAATCAGCGCATTTTTGGCTTGTTGTGCGAAGGCCAAAAAGGATGGTGTAAACCGGTACAGGTTAGCGCGACGTTCACGGTGATCGCCGATAACAATCTCTACAGACAGGATTCCTTTGTTTACAGCTTCACGGAATGCACGAACGACGGTTGATTGGCTATAACCAGTTTCTGCCGCGATCAGGCGGTGAGGCTTGTGAATGAAGTATTCACTGGTTGTTGCCGCGAGATTTGCACATTGCGACAGGATATGCCCGGCGCTACGGGATAGACCGGAGTGTGTTACAAAGCAGGCCAATTCATAGCCAGAAAAAGTAAAATCGCTCATCGTTATACAGCTCAGGAAAGTGACTTTAGCCAGCATTACAATGCTGGTGGTTCTTACTACGTCTGTTAGCGCGTTGCCGCGACAGGTACCAGCACACCAGCATCAAGCAATCGCTTCATCAGCCACTGCTGACCTTTGCCGGTTATACGAGTCGTGAAAGAAATCCTGCTTCCATTGCTTGTATCGATCACGGTTTCTTTAAGGGTGAAATACCCACGGGATATGTATTCTTGTTTGGGGACGTTCCTGCGTTCACCGGTTGCGATCAGAATTCCGTTATCACGCAACCAGGTGAAGAGATAGTTTTGGCCCAGGCCGAGCACTTTGGCATAGTTGCCGATTAGAACCCCGCTGGCGGTAGCAACGCGTTCAGCGAATTCGACTTTAGGTGCATCCATAAGCATTTTTTGCTCCAGCCGTTGCTTTTGCTCTGCCAGGTCGGCAGCCAAACGGAGAGCTTCAGGGAGACTCTGCGGAATAGCAGGTTGTAATCTTCCGGTTCGATAGTCGATAAATGTCTGGTTTACCTTCAGCCGAAACGCGGGAGAAATCCAGCCTGCGTACTCCACAGCGAGCAATTCATGGGCAAAAGTGCCGCCGCCACGGCCTTCGAACGAAACTATGCAATTCTGCATAGTTTCTTTTTCAAGCTCTTCGATGAGCTGTTTAGCTGACAGCGTTCTTAGCCATTGAGCTGGCGCTTTATGGGCACCGAGTCCGCTCGCTCTGTGTAGAGCATTAAGGTTGTAACGGCCAGCGCGGTCGGTCGTAATTTCAACACCACAAATAACGGGCAGAGTGGTTGAAGGATCGACATTTTGATGAAGGTTTGATATATTCATATCCGCATTGAATGTTTGTTGCATTTTTTTCTCCAAATTTGCATCAACCTTCAATCACCAGCTCGAAATGGTGATTCTTTGCACTTAGAAAACGAAATTTATTAGAGCAAATTTTTCTGGCTCGATCCAGATCGGGTTGGACGATCTGCTCAGAAACCTGCCAGTTTGCTGGCAGGTTTTTTTCTTTTGTTAACCTATTGCTACTGGTTTTAACAAACCAGCATCAAGTAGCTTGCGAGTTAACCACTGCTGGCCTTTACCCGTTAATTGGGGCGTCAGCCGTATCTGGTAGCCATTTTCATCATCCAGCACCACTTCTTTCACCGTGAAATACCCGGCGTTAATGTACTGCTGGCGCGGTACGTTTTTGCGCGCACCAAAAGCCATGAGAATGCCGTTCTGGCGCAACCATGAGAAAAGGGCGTTTTGCTTAAGTCCAACGACCTTTGCAAAGTTCCCGATCAGGATTCCATTAGCCGCTGATACCCGGTCGGCAAAATCGACTTTAGGGGCTGCGGCCACCAGCTGTTGATTTAGCTGGTGGGTTTTCTGTTCCAGTAGCTGCTTTTGTTCAGCCAGCTCGGCAGCCAGGCGCAGAGCTTCGGGAAGCGTCTGGGGGATTGCGACCGGTTGCTGTTCTTTTTGCCGGAAGTAGCTGTCTTCCAGTTTTTCAAAGAATGCCCACGCTTGCTCTGTGTCTACGATCTTAGACATGCGTGCCGCTCCGCGTTCGGTCCAGAGTATTAAGGATCTGGTCTTGGGGGAAATTTGCAACTCGCTAAAAGATAGTCGCAAACTTTTTATCTCATCTCCTTTGATTTTAAAGAAGTGTTTACCCTCTACAAATCGTTCTTCATTGCGATTGTAGTTCTGCTGAATACGAGTAGGTGTAGTGCCATACCCTCTAGCAAGAGTCTCGGTTGTCACGACGCGTACTCCCTGCCATTCCAGAACGGGAATTTCATCAGGATGATTTTCAACATTTATAGGTTCCAATGCCTGAATCATGGTATGTAGCGAACGGCGGACCGCTTTTGACTCGCGCGCGGCAACTCGCAGGGCTTGTTTGTAGGTCATGGTTATGACAACCATAGGCGTACCGCCACCTGGCGGCACGGTTGCACTTTTTGTGTAACCGTCCTCACCTTCTAATTCGTCGAGTATTTTTTCGATGAATTTGTTGTTCCGAACCTCTGGTTCCCCACATAACTTACGCGCTTCATTGACCATCTTTAACAGTGTCTGGCTGTCGATTGTGTCTCCAGTGTTGGAGATAACATTCACAGCTGGTGATGGCGTAGCTGAAGCAACAGGTGCTGTTTTTTCAACATTTAAATTATTACCGGTCATTCTATGTGCCTCCTTTCTCATTTCTGCTGCCACTGTTGCGTAACGTAGACGTCCTTGTTCAATCAAATAATCCCTGATCTCGGCTATCAGTAGCCTGTTGATCACAGCCTTATCTGTTCGGGTATAAAAACGTCTGGTTATCATGAAATAGTTAGCAATTGCGCCGGGGATCTCCCGTGTCGGCATACAGGCAGTATGCAAGGCGATCGCTTCGGCTATTTCATTACGGGTGACGAGAGGTGTTTTCATAAACCCCCCTGAACGTCGGCAGAGAAGGGGAGGCTCCAGTAACTAAGTGAATTGCGCGAGTTAGTTGAAAAACGGGCAGTAAAAATGCAGGGGCCATCAGGCAATTGAGAGCGTGCTTCGTCTTCTGTTGCTGCGATAACGAAGTGATAGTGGTGTTTTTGGCAGGAGTAAAAGCGCCAGATAAATTCAGGATGAGTAGGGGTAGGGATAGTAGCCACAATGGCAGCCTCCTTTTGCTAATTTAAGGAGCTACCGCGTGAGGTTCCAATCTCAATGGCGGTAGCACTGACTGGGTTGGAACTACCGGCGCAAAAGGGAACCGGCCTGCCTTTCGGCAGCCCAGCCAGCACTACCATTGATCTCGGAGCTATGTGCTACGTATGGTTGTGCGATGGCATGACACAAAAAAAGACGCTTTTGGCGTCTATGTCGCCTTTTGCATTATCCGGGGTTCCAATCCCGGCATCCGTTTTACTAAGATGCCTGTTTAGGATAAACCGAAAATGCATTAGCACGCAAGCAAGTTAATGTAGCATATGAAGCTAAAAAAATAAAATAATTAGAGCAACTTGCAACCATGTAAATTATTTCTCTGGTAACTAAAATGTATGAGTTTAATTGATATGGGTCAAAGATTTTGACCATTGCATGGTGAAACTTTATGCTACAAAATGTTATTTTAAGGCGTTTTATCTGTGGCAGGAGATAGTTAATCATGTCATCTGAACATGTTCGTAAAGGTGTAACAAATGCGAAATTCAATGAAGAGCAATCTAATATTCTCTTTATTGAAATAGGAATTCTGTCAATACTGATAGGTTTAATGTCTAAATCATGGTGGGCCTTTGGCGGTTCTTTTCTTGGACTGATTTTTAGTTTAAGAATAAAATTTCTAGCAATACCATTGATGATTGTATTTAGCTTAGTATGGGGAGCTATTGGCTATAGTATTGGTACTTTGTTTGAATCAACAGCAGCAAGTATTGTTTTGGGGGTAATTGCTTTCCTGAGTGGTTTGGGTACTCATTTTGCTGCCGTGCAATGGGCAAATGATATTGCAGAATAATTACAGATAAGAAGCGAAAAGAATGAATATGAGATGGTTTTTATTATTTGTATCGTTAGTTTCAGCAGGAACATTTGCAAAAATTGATCCTCTACAATGGAATGTAATTGAAGAGAGAGGGGGGAGAGAATATACAATCCATAATCATAATGGTGATAAGATAAGTTTTTTATGTGATATGGGATTCATGTATGGTTCACCAGATAGTGCAGGTAGTTTAGGCTTGTTGCTAAGTTCGTCGAATAATAAAAAAGAGTATAATGCTGACAAGAATAAAATAGTATTAACTATAGATGGTGATCAATATCCTTTTAGAAATCTTGGATCAATGGTTGGAGATTCTTGGTGGTATGCCTTTTGGCAAGATGCAGCAGATTCAAATGCTAATATGATTGATGCTTATGTTGATAATGAAAAAATTGCTACATTCCCTCTTTCTGGGCTAAGTAAGTTGTATCAACAAGCCAAAATGGATGGATGTATTAAACGAGGCAAATGATCTTTCTGTGTTAAAGATTAACGCAATCAATAAAACATTGGTTGCGTAATATTCTATTATAGAAATGGAATAATATGACAAAAATTACTAATTCTAATGAGTTGAAGTTGCTGTATAAACAGTCAGTGCTCATTCCATCATACAAAGATCACGTAGCGATCTTGCAAAAACAATTAGGAATAGAAAAACATTCTTTTCAAAATATGCCAAGATTGAATAGACAAGCTGTAATTAGTAACTCTCTTCGAAAACAATTGGCTAGTATACCGAACTTGGCTGGAATAGGCAGCAAGTATCGTGAACATATCGCGATTTTACAGAAACAGACTCAGGCTCTTTTCCCTCATGATGCAAATAGATATATTCAAATGCTAAGGAAACAGGCCGAAATAGCTATGCCATTACGAAAACAGCTTGAGGTGCTTAATAAGCAAGCTGGTTTAAATAACATGCAAGCGATACTTAAAGAATTACAACAAAGTGCAAGTTATAAAATAGATGTAAGCCAAGACATAAAGAAAGTACTAGATCACTATGCTAGAACAAGAAATGCTTCATTACATCAAATAATAGAGCAGGGGATTTCATCTATTGCGCAGGCTTATGCTGAAGGTGCTACTGAAACATCACACACCAAAAGTAATGTTCAAAATAAAGGATTAAATAAACCTAGCTCAAAGTTTGTTGATTCATTTAAAGAGCTTCCTTATCCACTGCAATGGTTACTAATGGTTATATTTTCTCAAGTTGTGTTTGGTGCTTTTATTGATTACGGAAAAGAGAAAACCTTGCTGGGAATACACAAGGCAGAATCATATTTTATATCTCTGTTTGAGGATAAACCAATATCAAAACAACAATTAATTAAAGAAAACAAAGAAATTAGTTGGGAAGATCTCAATGGTTTTCGTTTTATAACTGGTGAGAACGTAAGATTACACGTCAGTCCTTCTATAAATAGTGAGGTGATTGAATGCATTGGCAAAAATACTATAGTGGCTGTTTTAGATAAAAAAGATCGCCAATGGCTTTTCGTGCAGGTTAAATCAGGGGACGAGTTTATTACTGGATGGATTACACGAACATACACAAAGCCTCTTAAGGCTTGAATTTTATCACCGTATCTTGGGGCTGGGTGTTGATGACGATGTGCTACTTGAAGTACTTGGGTTTTTTAACGCAGCATCTGAAATGTGTAGACTGACCGGTAACAAATGACAACTCGTAGAATCGGGTAACACACCAGATTCTACGAGGTTTCAATGACACCACGACAATTACTCGAAGACGTCAAATCCCGCTTCACACCTTTGATTGCGGATGAACCTGCTTTACTGGAATCCCTGCTAAGAAAAGCATTGGGAACCTACCAGGATAGGGCGGGGCACATCAAGCGGATACGCTTCACCGATCAGGCCAGTAAATCACTTGCTTGCCCAGCTGATTTTCTTGCGCTCGTATCGGTTACAGATCACACCGGCGATCTTGTCTACTCCGATGTTTACGATGGGAATATCGAGCTTGAAGATACCCATCGAGCGGTATACCCACTGAATGTGTCATATCTGGCTAATTTGCGTGATATGGATCTGGATAATGGGGATGTGCCACCTGAAATCATTGGGTTACTTTCTGACTATCTGGAAGTGCTAATCGCGATACCTAACACTGATCGCCTGCGAAGAATATCTATCGCGGGGAAACTCGATGCCAGTAATTTATCCGACGAGAACACGCTGTATCAGCGAAAGCTGGATCTGGAAGAGAAAATGAGCGCAACAAGGGCAATTATCCCGGGAATTGTTCTTTTCTCATCCATGTTGAAGTGAGGGGGCTGATATGGGGCTTAATGTTGCTTCAGTAAAGTCTTATGTATCTTCGGCATTAACGACGACATTATTTGGCTCCGGCGTTGGTGAGCGGGAAGTTGGCAAGCTGACGTCAATCATCATGAACAAAATGCTGTTCGCGCAAGGATGGCAGTTCTCTGTCGAAGTTGATGGTCTGGAGGGGGCAGACTTCTTTGCTAAAGACATTACCTACCACGATTACAGCATCGAATATGAAACGATTAAAATCGGCGGAGGGAATATCCTTCAGCCAACGGAGCGTTCACCTGGGCAGATAACAATGATGGTCAGGGATACCGTTGATGGCCTCGTTTTGGACTGGTTTAAGACGGCAAAAAGTCGGGTGATCAATCCGGACGGTACCGGGAATATACCGTCTAAATATTTGCTCAATGTGCGTATTTATCGGTTGCTGTCCTCCGGTTTAACCAAACTGGAAAATGAGATGACGGTATTCCCGGTCACTACCGGCGATGTCACCTATGCGCGGGATCAGGTTACGGAATTTAAGTCATTCCCAATGACCTTCGCGTTGCACAGCACGTTTAACCAATCCTCAAGTTCTTTAGCTTCCCTTCTGGGCTTTAGTTTTTCGCTTTAAATTAAGGAGCAAGGATGCTTTTACCCCTTTTCCCGCTACCATCGCGGCCAACTGAATTAATCCAGTTCCGTCAGCCAAATATTGCTGATGCGATGCGTTTCAACTCGATAACACCGGAGGAACAAGAACAGCAGACAACAGCGTATTTAAAAGCCTTGCTGGCTGAAGCTGCGAAACATGATCCACTGAAATGGACGGCACAGGACCGGATTACCGCGTTATGGTGGATATTTACTGGCTCCCGCGAAACACCGATCGAGACATTTACCTACACCTGTAAACATTGCGGTAAAGAGCATTATTACGATTGCGATATGAATGCTCTGGCTGAAGATATCCAGGTCCTGGAAGTGGAACCGTTCATTGACGATATTGAGGTGTCTGTAGAGGGCGTGCCTTATCAATGGCGTATCGTGCCGCTTGATGGTTGGGCAATGGAAATGCTGGAGATGCGCCGAGCAGCATTGCCACCTGAAGACGACGCGGAATTCAAAGAAGCGATCGTTGATTTGCGTTTTTGGGAATTCGCTTATCAGTGTGAACTTTATAACGATGTTAGCGGTACTCGTGAAGAGCAGGCTGAGCGTCGTTATGAAACGATCAAACGGATGGCCATTGATACTGAATTTATGAAGCTGGCGGCACACATCCGGCTGGCTCATGAAAAGCTCGAACATGGTTTACCGTGCTACATCGATAAAGGCGAAATGCGTCTTCGTCTCCCGCCGCACAAATGCCCAAACCAGGATACAAAGGAGTCCACAGAGGGTGCGTATACCCGTCTGTGGGTGCCCTTTCGGGCTACCGACTTCATTCCACAGGTGGGGATTGAAAAGCTATCAGACCTTAGTGTCCAACCTGGTTTTGTATGGGGGTATACCGATTCAGGACGCTGAAAGGCTTACTGAATCCTATGCGTTTTTCCTGTTGGAGAAACTGGAAGAAAAACTTAAACCGAAACGGTAGGCGATAAGATCATGGAAAGAAAAAACGCCAATATTGACGATGTTATAAGGACAGTTGAAACCGCCAGCGCGAAAGAGCTGGAAGAGCTTGCAGGTATTCGGGAAGCTGTTGAAGATTTGAAAGGGGAACGAGTTGCAACTGTTGATCCTGTCTCTCGCAGTGTGTCGGCATTAAATCGCACAATCGAAAATTCACGTCCTGACTTTGTGACCAATGTGCCATCAGTGGACTCTATTGTTGACGCAATGAAACGGCTTAATTTAGGGGACGTTTCTCGTATACGGGAGGACAAAGTCACTAACCGTGAACAGCAGGCTGCACCAACAGCGCACAATCCCCCAAATAGACGAAGAGAGGCAATAACAGAGGATGTTAAAGCACAGCGGTTAGAAACGGTCAAACTCGCTCGTGATTTGAAAGGGGAACGCGTTGCAACGGTTGACCCAGTATCTCGCAGTGTGTCGGCATTAAATCGAACAATCGAAAATTCCCGGCCAGACTTTGTGGCCAATGCGCCATCAGTAGACCCTATTGTTGACGCAATGAAACGGCTTAATTTAGGGGACGTTTCTCGTGTAGTTCAGGAGGGCATTGCTCAAGAGGAACAGCAGGCCAAATCAACTACACCAAAGGGTAAAAAAAGACGCAGGAAGGCTATATCAGAGGATATAAAGGCACAACGGACCGAAGCAGCCGAACACGCTCGCGAAATGTTCGATCAAAAAGGCGGTGCGCAAAAAAGCCAAAACCAACGCGATGCGCGTGGTCGTTTTATTGGAAAGTCAGGGAGTAAGGCCGCAGCGGAAGATGCCCGTGCTGAACGTGCTGAAAAGGCCAGGCGCAAAGAGGATGATGAGCGTCTAAATGCTGAATCAGGTTTATTAAAAAAACTGTCAAAAGTAGCTGAAGGCATAGGTAACCCTTCAGAGACTCGTGCCGTCGATGCGTTAGGTTATGCCGTTGCTGGTCCATTGTGGGCAGCAGGGAAGGAGCTTGGCGGGATATCAAAAGAAGTTGGTGGATCGCTTAATGGTGCCAGAAAGTCTATTGCCGATGTGATTCGTGGCAATGACGATAACAGCCGTAGAAAAGGTTTTTTTAGGCGTAAATCGCAAAATAGTGCCGATGTCGTTCAGGTTAACACCCAAAAACGGACGGTTCAGGAACTTCAGGAGCAGACCAGCGAAATTAAAGAGGGCAATGACAAGATTCTCAGCGCCCTTGATCAGATAGCCAAAAACACCGGGAAAAAGAAGGGCGGCTTGCTGTCCAAACTATTTAGCCTGTTAGGGAAGGGGGCCGGTGGCGTCGCGTCGTTGTTAATGGGGCGTGGCATGCTGAAAAAAGCTGGAGCACTCGCTTTTGGCGCTCTGGGGGCAAAGAGACTCGTAGGAATGCTACGCGGTGGGGGCAAGAAGACTCTCGCCCATGAAGGCGGAGATTTGGCTGCCCGGGCAGCAGGTAAACTTGGATTAAAGGCAGTTGGTAAAGGGGCGTTACGCGCAATTCCCCTAGTCGGCACAGTGGCTGGAGGTATTTATGATGCGGTAACCGGTTGGAATGATACAGAAGCGCAACGTCGAGCGTTTGGGCTTAAATCAGGACAAGATCCATCATTCCAGCAAAAAGCCGCTTATACGTTAGCCAATGTTCTTGATTTGGGGGGACTGGTATCTGGTATTAGCAGTGCTATTGGTGATGTTCTCAAATCACTTGGATTTGAGGATATCGGCAATATGTTGCAATCATTTTCGACGGAAAGTATTGCCCAGGCCATTGATAGCGGGGTTACCAACTTAGAAACATATATTTCTAACCTTGGCGACACCATTTCTACCAAGTTCGATGATTACACAGCAAAGATTGGTGATGCTGTTTCAGCATGGTTTAGCGATACATCTAATAAGTTGCTTGAAAAGCTGGATGCCATCAAAGACTTCTTTACTGTCGATAACCTGAAACAGGTTTTCAGTGATGCAATTGATAGTGCAATTGACTTCATTAAGAACCCAGGGAAACACATTAAAGAGGCGGCTGGTAATATTTGGGATGGGGTTAAAAATTTACCCGGTAAAGCATTAGATGCAGCGGTTGATGCCGTTAAAAATACCCCTGCGGCAATGATTGTATCAAAAATACCCAATCCGATCGGCGAGGCTAATGCAAAAGAAATCACTCCAGAGTTAAAAGCTCCGGTTAATAGCCACCAGGAGACATCTGATTCTAAAACTGAATCCGATGCTAAACAGACTAATATTGCTACCCGCGTGATAAATGCGGCACTGGACACGGCGAAAGATAGCAATAAAACAGTTAAAGAAACTGCCAATCAGATTATCAATGCAAATGCCGTAGAAATGGGCAATAGCGCGGTGCGGAAAATTGATTCAGCTATTGGACAAAATAGCTCGTCATCATCGTCGCGTAATACCACCGGCACTGGGAATGACATTCAGAAAGCTGCTGATACCTACAATAATGGCAACTTAGATGTAAAAGTCGGAAGCCTTGGCGCTGAAGGTAAGGCAAATCTCGATAAGTTAGCTCCGTATTTTGCTGAACTAGAGAATAAATATGGTCTTCCTGAAGGCACTCTTTACGCGATTGCTGCAACTGAATCAGGAGGGGATCCTAACGCAAAGTCTCCGCTTACAAGATCACCAGATGGAAAGTTAAGTGGTGGCGCACTCGGGATGTTCCAGTTCACGAGTATTGCTCGTAAAGAGACAGGGATATCGGAACCGGATGCATTTGATCCTGTGAAATCGGCAGAAGCTGCGGCTCTTCTCATGAGCAAGTATCTGAAGCAAGCCAATGGAGACTTAAACGAGGCCATCACTGCATATAACGCTGGGTTTGGCACTATTAATAGGTGGAAAAAAGGCACAGGTGACTTATCGAAAGAAAACCGTGAGTACGCGATCAAGGTCAATACTCATCGTGCTCGCTATTTAGGTGGTGAAATCTATACACCAGGGGCAGGAGCACAGGGGGGGGCGCAATATGGAGTGAGGGGACCACTGCCTGATAACGCCGTTATCGATCAGTCTACTGGCCTGGCGTTTACCCCTGGTGATAGCCCGTTTGAGAAGGGCGGTCTGGTAGACAAAATCGGTAATGCTGTTGGCGTTAACGATCTGGTCAACAAATTCATGAATGGTCGGGGGATGCGTCGAGAAGTCGTCCAGGGAACCCTCGAAGAACGTGCACGAGGAAATGGGACCGCAACAGCAGCTGGCAATGTGTATGTTGATACTCCGACGCCAGTTGAAGAGGCGCGTCCAGTGGCCAGCAACTCAAGTTACTTTGACCAGCTCGGCGCACAAATGGGGATTGATGGACTGTATGACAAACTCATTAATGCCCGGGGAATGCGCTCAAATAATTCTCCTCAACCAGCATCCACGTTCCAGGTGACGACTGCCGCCAACGATTTGCAGCAACCAACCGGTCGTATGCAGATAGACGGACAGGTTATTAGTGACCTTGGCGGCTCCGGTGCCAAGCCGACAATGCAGTTGGCTGATAATACCGTTTCACTTGATGGTGAAACGAAGCGGCTGTTTGCGCAGATGACCTCATTGCTTGCCAGGATTGAAGAGCACACCAAAGACTCGGCGAAAGGCCAGGGAACTGTCGTAAAGGTCAGCACGCCTCAGCCGGGCGTTATGCGCACGGTACCACTGTCAATTGATGATCCGTTGATGAATGACTACGCGAGAGTTGATTGATGGCCAACAATAACGAAATTGATCCTTTGCTGACGCTGGAGTTATCCGGCGTAAAAACGTATGAGTCCCAGGAGGAGGCCTGGGGCGCTCGTTTATATGAGTGGCTAAACACTTATCAGGGTGAGGTATACGGAGATCCGTCATGGGGCAATGTTTTACCGCAGTTTAAACACGAACCGACCAACTTGTCGCATGTTCAAATTGCGGTTGAGGCAATGCTGTTGCAAAAACTGACGGTAGATTTACCTGACATACCGATTTCTGGCTTGTCAGTAGCCGAGGGAGATGCTTTTGATAAGTTGAAAATATCCATTCGTATCAGGGATATAACTATCACACAGGACGTGGTGCTATGAGTAAAACAACACCGACTAAAGACAGTATTCGTGCAGAGTTTGAAGAGCTTGTCGAGAAAGATTCATTCTGGTCGAAGTTTGTCGGCTCTCAATTTGTCTCGATGCTGACATTGTTTATTACCCAGATTGTCTACAGGTGCTTTCAGTATGCCGATGCGGCGCTGGCTGAAGGCTTTATATCGACCGCGACGCGGCGTTCCTCTATCCTGGCAGCGGCAGAAACGAATAGTTACGTTGGTACCAAGCCAACACCGTCATCGGGGATGATTGAGATCACCGCCACAAGTGAAGATGCCCCAGCGGTAATCCCCAAAAACATGCCTTTAATATCTGACGACCAGTATCCTTACATGACTATGGATGTATGCAGGTTGGTTGACGGCACCGGTACGGTAGAAGTGGCACAGTTGGAAATCCAGGAGGTGACATATACCGTTACGGCAGCCAAAGAATTTCTGGAAGTCGTGTTATCAAAGGCTCTCACTGCTGTCTGCTATAAGCTGGAAGTATTCGTGACGACCGATGGTAAGACCACGCAGTGGTCTTCCAGCACTATGTTCCGGTTAGCCGGTAGTAAAAGCCAGGTCTACGTTGAGTTTTATAAACCATCCGAACAGTTGGGTGTTCGATTCGGCGATGGGCTAATTGGGCAAATACCGCCAGAAGGCTCGACAATTACGCTTAAGGTATGGTGCACCAACGGCGATATAACCCTGGTTGCTGGCCAAAACCTGACGCCTGTCGATTCTGCGGCTAATTTAGCTAATTTGATTTCAGTTAAGACAACGACACCTATAACCGCAGGTACCGATGCTGAAACAACGGAGATCACACGTAACCGTGCACAATATTACCTTGCCTATGATGATCAGGTCGTATGGGGCGGGGACTATACGTATTTTCTGGTTCGTAACATCCCGGGGCTGTCCTGGGTAAAGGCATGGGGCGAAGGCCAGCAAGAGAAATTAGATGGTGCTTATAATGTTCAGAATATCAATAAGATATTTATTTCAGGATGGCATCCAAATAAAAGCCAGTCAGAGCTTGAAGAAATGATCCTGACTGCCTTTAAGAAGGTACCGAATGAACTGAACAAGAAATTCTCTTATAAAGAGGTCAGAAAACTACCATTTAAGATAACCATCACCGGACGGATATCGGCAAGCCTGACCATTGAGAATGTGACCGATGAGCTGAAGTCGGCACTGGAAACAAAATTTGGGCGCGACTCAACTTTCTTTGATCCGAACCGCGTCGGAAAGTACATCTTGATTAAGAAAAAAGACGTTTGGGCTTTTATAGAAACGCTGGGTTATTTCCGCGACTTTTATCTGGAATTTGTCGAGTGGAATGAGTCCAACGGCTTTTACGATTTCGTTTATCTGGATACAGAAAACTCCACCTTTAATATTTCGTATGAGGAGGAGTGATGCAGCGTTCCTGGTTTAATAACCGGCTTACATCAGCTAAGCAAAAGTCATTACTTTATAAATCATTGGCTGATTTGGTTCAGTCAATGATGGACACCTTTGTTGACCCATGGTTGGAGCGAATTACCAACCGGAAGTCTATTTTCTCCATGAGCAAGGAGGATCTGGAGACTAGGACAAATGAACTTGGCCAGTTTTTTACTATCAGAACGTCGAATTCATCTTCCGTTCCGATGTTGTTACAACAGCGGTTTGATGAGATCCATTTTAAGGGTACTGAACGCCCTATAAACCAGACAATTTATCGCGAATTTAACGGTATATCGGTTTTATGGGATCCCATATATGCTCCGGTGGACTTTGAACGTCATCCCTATGGCACGGTCCTGATTCCAGAAAGCACACTGGAAACCACCGGCGGCACATTCGGCGAGATGTTTCTGACTTCCAGAGGAATGATCAGTATTCCCATAAACGACTTGGCCCGGACAATGGGTATTACTGGAACGATAGATCAGTCCGCAATTACAGAAGAAATTCTCAGAAAGTTTAATCAGTTCGTAAAGCCTCTACTGCCACTGCATATAGTGTTTGATGGGCTTACGCTCTATTTGTCGGTTGTTGTAAATGAACAGGCCGACATGATCACTTTGAATGAGATTTCTGATACCGAAAAAGCATTCTGCTGGTTTGAAACTTCGGATACAACTTCGCTTACTGAAGTTACGTCGATTAACGCCCCGATCACTGCAACGCCGGGCGGCACTATTGTGAAAGCAACGCCTACGTTTGATCGCACCCGCGCAGATGATTTGCTGTTGGATAGCGATGCGTGACAATCACCCCGTCCGCAGGGCGGGGTGACAAGTTACTTATCTTACAATGAGGCTTCACAACATTGATTAGGGAAAATCATGTCTGACGTCTCAACAAACCTCTATAAGAGTCAGTTGTTGGACTATTACTATCAGCGGCGCGCTGAATCGTCCATTAACAAAGGCTCTCGATTTTTAATCAGCAAGGCCGTTTTCGGTACCAGTTCACTGGTTACTAAGAAAGGAGATGGCACTTATGAGATTGGAGAACTGCCAAAGGCTTTCGATCTGGCAGAACTGACCAGTCAATTTTGCACCATCAACCTCGTCCCAACCTACTCAGGCGGGATAATTACTGTCCGAATGGACCTTGATCAAAGTCAGTTGCAGGAAGGGAAAAACTACCCATTCAACACTCTGGTTGTTCTGGATAACGAGAATAAGCCAATCGCCATTATTTGTGTCCAGGAAGACTCGCTGTATGTGGGCAAAACATATACCGCAGTTATGGCCATAAACTCGACTACAGCATAAGGATATGCTTGATGAATGACGTTACAGTTGTTACATCGGTTACTTACCCATCACCCGAGTCGTTGGCTCTGGTGGCTGATGTGCAATACCACGAACCATATCTGTCAGCCGCTCTAAACCGAAAATTCAGGGGAATTGTTGACCCGGGATTTTATGCTGGTTTCTTGCCTAAGCCTGGCGGTGGAATGAACCTGTTAATCACCTCAGTGGATGGAGATAAAACCGCTGGCGCGGCGTCAGTGGATATTGGTGAATTCTACCAGGTAACTATTCAGCATCGTAAGGATATCTCTCTTGCACTTAACGCAGGCAAGAAATATGCAATTGTGCTGAAGGGAAGATACCTTCTTGGAGAAGATACCTATCAGGTGAATACCGCGTCACATATTCATGCAGCTGAATTTGTTGCCAGAACCTATACCGATTCATATCAGTTAGGTGATGGGGAACTGCTGGTTTGTACGGTGAATATCCCTGCTGGCGTATCTACCATTACTCAAGAGATGATTGATACATCCGAGCGTATCAACCGCACGATCGGCATTGATATTTCAGACTCTGTAACCAGTACCAGAAGTGATGTTGCTGCGAGTTCGCTGGCAGTTAAAAAAGCCTACGATCTGGCGAAAAGCAAGTATACGGCGCAGGATGCAAGCACAACGCAAAAGGGATTAGTTCAGCTCAGTAGTGCCACTAACAGCACGTCTGAAGTGCTGGCCGCCACACCGAAAGCTGTCAAGGCTGCATATGACCTGGCTAACGGGAAGTATACAGCCCAGGATGCAACCACGACACAAAAAGGGATAGTTCAGCTCAGTAGCGACACCAACAGCACTTCTGAAACATTAGCTGCAACGCCAAAAGCGGTTAAAGCTGCATACGATCTAGCAGCCGGAAAGGCACCATCCAGTCATACACATCCCTGGAATCAGATTACTGGTGTGCCAACAGCTTCATTGACAGCGAAAGGCATCACTCAGCTCAGTAGTGCCACTAACAGCACGTCTGAAGTGCTGGCCGCCACACCGAAAGCTGTCAAGGCTGCATATGACCTGGCTAACGGGAA